GTGGCCGGGGCCGGGGGCTCGGCCGCGGGCGCCGGGGCGGCGGGCGCCGCGAGCGCCTTGCGGGCCGCCTTCACCGCCTTGGCCTTCTCGGCCGGGGCCGGCGCCGCCGGCTCGGCCGCGGGCGCCGCCTCCGGCGCCGCCTCGGGCTCCTTGGCCGCGAACGTCTTGCGGGCCTTCTCGGCCCCCTTCCCGCCCTGCTCCGGCTTCCGGTTGATCTTCAGTGCCATCGTCGTTCTCCTTCCTCGGGCTCTAGGCCCGGCTGCTCCAGCGCTCGATCATCTCGGGGGTCCGCATATCCAGGGTGCAGACCTCCCCGCTCTCGGCCGCCTCCCGCATGCCCCGGGCGGTGTCCTCGTCCAGGCCGATCAGGCCCCGGCTGTGCGCCCCCTCGAAGGTCCAGGGGACCGGCAGCTCGACGTAGGGCGACTCGCCCGGCTTCCGGCGGGTCGCCAGGTAGGCCCCGCCGAGCCGGCGCTTGCCGCACCCCCGGGGCAGCTCCAGGGCGGCGTCGACGATCACCTGGAGCTTCAGGCCCTCGATCACCGGGGCCTCCAGGGTGGCGGCGCCGCTCTCGCCGGCGATGAACTCGACGTACAGGGGGTCGAAGTACCCGGCGATGATGCCCGGGTGGTAGGCCCCGCCGGCCGCCGCCGCGCCGAAGACGCACCAGACCCGGCTCTTGCCGGGCTCCAGGCCCTTCGGCAGGGGCAGCCGGACCCGCCGGCTCACGCCCTGCTCCCGGGCCTCCGCGGCGAAGCTCTCGGGGGTGTAGTGCGAGCCCCCGACGTGGATCAGGTAGTCGCTCATCGGGTCCTCCTTGCCGCGCCCGCCTGCCCGTGGTCCACCTCGTCCGTCACGTCCTCCGGGCCGTCGGGCGTCTCCCGGTAGGCCCGGGCCTGGAGGCCCTGGGCCCGGGCTTGCCGCAAGCTGCGGGCCGCGGCCGTCTTGGTCCTGAGCCCCTCTTCCCAGGCCGTGTGCCCGGGTGCCCGAACGGTGTAGGTGATCCTCATCTCGCCCTCCTTGCCGCGCCCACCTGCCGGCCTATCCGGCAGGGCCACCGACTCGACGGTGGTGCCCGGGCCCTCGCCCGGGCCGCACGACCGGCACCCGCTCGCCACTACAGCCCCGCCTCCGCCGCGAGCAGGGCCAGGTCCTCCAGGGGCAGGACCCACCGGGCCTCGTCCCGGACGGCCGCCGGGGCGCAGGCGAACGACAGCTCGTCCAGCTCCACTTCGCACGCCTCGCAGACGACCCGGCAGCGCCGCGCCTCCCCCGGGCGGTAGGCGACCCGCCCCAGGATCTCGCCACATCGCTCACACCGGACCAGCTCGCTCGTCTTGTTTGCCATCGCTCTTCCTCCTTACATCAACAAGCATAGGCGTGGCGAAGCGGGAAATCAACGAAAAAAGAGAAGCCGAGGGGCGCCTCGTTCACTTTTCCTGCAACGCCTTGACTGTGCTAGGGTTCTGGGAATGCCCCTGATTGCCCGCGGTCCTACCCCCTCCAAGCCGGCCCCCCGACCTGCCTCCGCCGAGCTGCTAGCCCGGGCCCGGGCGGCTCTGGCTGGCGGCCTGGACCCGGACGAGACCGCGGCCCTTCTGGGCGTCGCCCCCGAGCGGGCGGACGAGCTGGTGGCCGAGGCCCGGGCCGGAGAGGAAGTGCGCCTGGTCGGCCGCCGCCCGGAGGCGGTCTACGTCGACTACGTCCTGCGCTCCGGCCACCACCTGCGGGAGCTGGACGAGCTGAAGGAGTGGCTGCGCAGCACCAAGCAAGGGGCGGCCGCGGTCGGGGCGGTGAAGGCCAAGCAGGACATCCTCGACCGGATCATCAAGCTCGGCCAGGACCTCGGGTTCGTCCGCCGGGAGCCCACCCAGCACTCGGTGGTGGTGGCCCGCCTGGACGACGCCGGCCTGCGGGAGCTGCTCGCCCGCGAGCTGACTGGCCTTACCCGGCTCATGGACCGGGCCGGGGACACCCCGCTCCTGGAGCTGTCCCCGGCGGCGATGGCCGCCGCCTCCCGGGGGCTTGACCCGGTGCCGCCCCGACTGGCAGAATCCCCCTCGTCGCCGGTGGTGCGCCGCAAGGTGCGCTCCCTGCCGGCAGGAGGTGCCTGATGGCCCAGAGCTTCGTCACCGGCGTCGTGATCGGGACCGGGGCGGCGATGAACGTGCAGGGCGACAAGGTGGGCTTCCGCCCGAGCGTCGTCCGCGTCCACAACCGGACCCGCAACAGCTTCGCGATCTGGACCGACCGGATGCCGGCCGCGTCCATGCAGAAGGTGGTCGACTCCGGCGCCGGCACGACCGATGTCTCGTTCGTCACCGCGAACGGGGTCACCCAGCTCTGCGGCGGCTTCACCCTGGGCGCCGACGCCAACCTCAACGGCGCGGGCGACGAGATCCACTTCGAGTGCTGGGGGTAGTCCCTGGCCCTCGTCCTCGCCCGCCACCCCGCCCCTAGCCCTCGACTGCCGCCGGCCCTGGGCGCCCCTGCCCGCGGCCGGCGGTTGTCCCCCCGCCCCCGCCCGTCCCCGGCCGCTCGGGCCGACCTGCTCCGCCGCCTGGAGGAGGCGAAGGCCCTGCGCCGAGAGTGGCTGCGCCGGCAGATTCTGGAGCGGGACCGAATCGACCTGCTCGCCAGCGAAGTCCTCGGCTACGAGGTCCGCCCGCACCACCTGGACCTGCTCCAGCATCAGCACCGCTTCCCGGACCGCAACCTCGCCCTGGCCTGGCGGGGAGCCGGCAAGACCACCGTCCGCACCGTCTGCCGGGCGATCTTCCTCCTGCTCAAGAACCCGAACGCCCGCATCCTCCTGGCTTCCAAGTCGAGCCTGAACGCCGCGGCCATGCTGGCCGAGATCAAGGGCCGCCTGACCTCGCCGGCCTTCGAGGAGGTCTTCGGGGTCTGGCAGGGGCCGAAGTGGGACGACATCGCCATCCAGGTCCGGCCCCGGACCTCCGGCGCCAAGGAACCGAGCGTCGGAGTGGTGGGCGCCGAGTCCAGCATCGTCTCCCTGCACTGGGACGCCCTGCTGGTGGACGACCTGGTGGACGAGGAGAACGCCCGCACCCCGACCCTGCGCAACCGGCTCCAGACGCTCTTCTACAAGGCCCTGCTCCCGACCCTGGTACCGGGCGGTGAGCTGTCCCTCTGCGGGACCCGCTACCACCACCTCGACCTCTACGGCCACCTGGCCGAGAACGAGATGGCGGGCCCCCGGACCCTGGTGGTCCCCGGCCTGCGGGGGAGCGACGAGCAGGGCTGGGAGGCGGTCTGGCCGGAGCGCTTCTCGGTGGAGCACCTGCTCGCCCTGCGCAGAAGCATGGGGAGCATCCTCTGGGACTCGCAGTACCTCTGCTCGACTCGCAAGATGGCCGGCGGCGGCTTCGTCGACTTCGAGTGGTGCCAGCGGGTCGCGGCCACCGAGGTGCCCGCCGACGCGCCCCGCTTCCTGGGCGCCGACCTGGCGATCAGCATGGCGCCCGGGGCCGACCGCTTCGCCGTTGTCGTCGAAGCATGGGACTCGACCTCCGACCGGCGCTGGGTGGTCGACGGCTACGCCGGCCGCCGGCCGCCGCACGAGCAGCGGCGGATCATCGCCGACCACTACCGGCGGCACCGCTGCGTGCGGGGGTGCATCGAGAGCAACGCCTACCAGGCGGCGCTCATCTCCGACCTGCGCCGGGAACAGCCCGACCTGGTCCTGGTCCCCTCCCACACCGGCGCCGCCAAGGAGGCGCGGATGCTCGCCCTGGCCGCGGCCCACGAGGACCTGCGGGTCTTCTACGCCGAGGGGCTGGACTGGCTCGTCGAGGAAATGGTGCTCTTCCCGACCGGCGCTCACGACGACGGGTTCGACGCCCTGGACCTGGCCCACCGGGCGACCCGCTACCGGCAGCGGAAGGCCCGCCGGGAAGTCGGCTTGCTCTAGGGCCAGGGCGGGCGGTAGAGTCGGCCCGTGGACCTGCGTGACGAGGTCGGTGGAACCGAGCGCCGCCGGCGGCAACAGGTGCGGGCCCTGGTCTTCGGCGAGGGGGGCCGGCTGCACAAGGCCGGCGACGGCGCGGCCCCGCCCGAGGCAAGCAAGAGCCTGTCCGAGCCCGACCTCTGGGGCTCGGGCATTGCCGACCAGATCGTCGATCCGCCCCTTGACCCCCTGGGCCTGGCCTCCCTGGTCGAGCAGAGCGCCGCCCTCGGCCCCCTGGTCGAGGCAATGGAGGCGAACATCGAGGGCTTCGGGTGGCGCCTGGTGCCTCTGCTTGGCTACGATGCCACGCCGGCCCGCAAGGAGGAGGCGGCCGCCGAGCGCCGCCGCCTGGACAACTTCTTCCGCTACGCCACCACCGAGGAGAGCTTCACCAGCCTGCGCCGGCGCACGCGCCGCGACCTGGAGGTGACCGGGAACGCGTACTGGGAGGTGGTCCGCAGCCTGCGGGGCGAGATCGTCGGGCTCAAGCTGCTCCCCTCCTACCAGGTCCGGCTCTGCTACGAGGACCGGGACTACACCGCCGCCGAGGCCCCGGTCCTGGAAGTGCAGCCGGACGGCACCTACATCCTGGAGAAGCGGCGGGTCTACCGCCGCTTCCGGCGTTTCGTGCAGGGCGCCCTGGTGGCGATGGGACAGCGGGCCACGGCGCAGTATCGCTACTTCAAGAGCTTCCGGGACCCCCGGGTGGTGGACAACCAGACCGGCGAAGTGGTGCCGGCCGAGAGGGTGGAGCGGTGGGACCGGGAGGGCGGGTCCATGCCCGAGGCCCGGCGGGCCAACGAGGTGATCCACTGGCGGATCGGCTCGCCCCGGACCCCCTATGGCCTGCCCCGGTGGCTCGGCAACCTGCTCGGCGCCCTGGGCGCCCGCTCGGCCGAGGAGATCAACTACGGCACCTTCCGCAACCAGTGCGTGCCGTCCATGCTTCTCCTGGTCTCCAACGGCCAGCTCACCGAGGCCACGATCAAGCGCATCGAGACCTTCGTCGAGAGCCACCTGAAGGGCGGCGACAACTACAGCCGCTTCCTGCTCCTGGAGGGCGAAGGGGCCTACGAGGGCGAGGACAGCGGGCACGTCAAGATCGACGCCAAGCCGCTCACCCAGGCGCAGCACACCGACGCCCTTTTCACGAACTACATTGGCATGTGCCACGGCAACCTGCGCCAGGCGTTTCGGCTGCCGGGCCTCTTCGTCGGCAAGGACGACGGCTACAACCGGGCGACTGCCGAGGTGGCCCGACGCCTGGCGGATGAGCAGGTTTTCGCCCCGGAGCGGGCCGAGGTGGACTGGGCCATCAACGCCCTGGTCCTCGCCGACCTGGGCGCCCGCTACTACCGCTTCGAGACCCGGACCCCGAACGTCACCGACAACGCCGAGCTGGTGTCCATGCTGACCGCCGCCGAGCGGACCGGGGCCATCACTCCGCGCCTGGCCCGGGCCATCGTCGAGGATGTCTTCCCGGGAGCCTCCGAGGCCCCGCCCTTGGACCCCCGGGTCAACCCCGACCTGCCCTTCTCGCTGACAATGGCGGAGGCGGTCAAGAACCAGGCGCAGACCACCGAGGTCAACCAACAGGTCGCGCCCGTCCAGGCGAGCGGAGTGGTGAAGGCGATCCGGGACGACCTCATCGCCGACCTGCTCGCCACCGGCGACCGGGCCGCCACCGAGCTGCGCCGCCTGCTCCGCCGCGACGAGTAGCATGCACGAGGCCGGGGCCACCTGCTGCGCCGGGGTCCTGGCCGCATCCCGGTTGGCAGTCCTGAAGGCCCTGGGGGTCCCCGAGCTGGCCGAGCTGGCCCGGGAGGAAGTCGCCTACGCCCGGGGCCTGCGCCTGGCCTACCAGCGCAGCCTCCGCGCCGCCTGGGAGGCGGCCCTTCCCGGCCCCCGGTCGCCGGGCGGCGAGGCCGGCGTCAAGCGCTTCGTCGAGGCGGTCGGCGAGCACTACGCCCCGGCCTTCGAGCGGGAGGTCAAGGCTCTGGCCCCGGGCAAGGTGGAGCGGTTCTACCGGCTCGGCAAGGTCTCCGCCTGGCGCAAGGCCCTGGGCTACACCTCGGCGGTCCTGCGCATGCCGCCGGCCGCGCCCCTGGAGAAGGCCGCGGGCGGTTCCCGGGCCGAGCTGAAGGCGAGCTTTGATCTGGTCGACGACGACGCGGTCAGTGCCCTGCTCGGCCACCAGCTCTTTTGGGCCGGCGGGCACTACGAGGCGGTGGTCAACGAGGGCATCGCTTTCGTGGCCCGGGACATCATGGTCGAGCAGGGGCTCTCGGGCGCCGAGGCCGGGAAGGAGCTGGCCGCGGCCATCGGGGACACGGTCGGCACCCCGCACGGCTGGCAGCCGGACCAGTACTTCCGCGTGGTGGCGAGCAACGCCGCCACCGTCGGCCGGGTGATGGGCGCGGTAAAGGCGTTCGAGGACCTGGGCGTCACCCGGCTGGTGGTGGTCAACCCCCGGGACGAGGTGACCTGCGAGCGCTGTCGCCTGCTCGATGGACAGGTCTTCGACCTGTCCGTCGCCTCGGCCCAGAAGGCGAAGCTCCTGGCGGTGAAGCACCCGAGCGCAATCAAGGGGGCGGTCGCCCCCTGGTTCGACGAGTCGGAGTTCCGGCACCGCTACGAGCAGGCCGAGGCCAAGGCCGAAGCGGACGCCAAGGCGGCCGGCAAGGCCAAGCCCGACCTCGGACCCTACCTGGCGGCGCAGCGGATCTGCCTGCCTCCATACCACGGGTCTTGCCGCTGTACGGTGGACGTGGAGAAGGGGGCCCAGGTCAAGGCCCCCGGGATGCCGGCCAAGCCGGGGCCTCCGCCTCCGAAGCCGCCGCCCCCGAAGCCGGCCCCTCCGCCCGCTGTACCCCCGAAGCCCCCGGCCGCGGCCAAGCCTCCGCCAGCGCCGAAGCCGGCCCCTCCGCCTCCGAAGCCAACCCCCCCTCCCGGGGCCTTCCCCTGGGCGGAGAGCGAGCTGACGGCCGGCCCCCCGAAGACGAAGGGGGCGCACGAGGGGTACTTCTACCGCGCCCCCGACGGGAGCGAGTGGCTGTTCAAGCCGGTGCCCGAGCAACTGGCGGTCTCGGAGCGGGTGGCTTGCCACGACCTCGCGGTCCGCCTTGGGCTCCCTGGCCCCGACGCCTATGCCGTCCGCCTCCGGGGCAAGCCGGGGGTCGTGCAGCGGTTGTTCCCCGGGGTGAAGGGCGACCTCGAAGGGATGCCCTTCGAGCAGCTCACCGAGAGCGACACGGACACCATTCTTCGGGAGGCGGCCTACAACTGGCTCATCGGCGAGAACGACGGCCACGCCGGAAACTGGCTGCGGCTCGCGGACGGCCGCCTGGTCGGGATCGACAAGGGGCAGGCGTTCAAGTTCTACAACGCCGACAAGCTGGACTGGGACTACCACCCGAACACTGGCTTCCACGGCGGGCAGTACGACCACCTGCTCCTTCGGGCCTACGCCCAGGGCCAGGGGCCGGCCAGCATTGATCCGGCCCGGCTTCCCCAGCTTGCCGCCTTCCTGGACCGGGTCGAAGCTCTGCCGGACGAGGAGTTCCTGGCCATCCTGCGGCCGATGGCGGTCGGGCTGCACGCCGCCTCGGCCGGCAAGCCCTTGCCCGGGGTCTTCGGGCAGAAGGTCGGGTGGTCGGTCGACCAGTTCCTCGAAGAGGCCCTGCGCCGGAAGAAGGGCCTGCGCCGGGACTTCCTCGGCTACCTGGAGCGGGCACAGAAGGAGCGCAACAAGGCCCTGGGGGTCCAGGTCCCGGCAGCCGCAACCCGGCGGGCTCGGCAGGCCGCGGCCACCGTCGCCGAACCAGGGGTGGTCACGCCGCTCAACGCCGAGTGGGTGCGGAAGGCCAAAGCCTCGGGCTGGCGCGGCCGTACCATGTTCCTGGGAGGCCAGGACTGGGAAGACATGCAGGCGGTGGGCTACACCTTGGAGGACGGCACCTTCATCCTGGAGGGCAAGCTGCGAGAGGATGGCAACAGAAGGCTCGTTGACGCAATCCTCTCCCGCGGGATAGCCGCCTCCACGTCCGAATCTGGCGGAGCCCTGACCCCCTCCGAGTTCCGACTCCAGGCGCTTGCGTTTGCAATCGCGAAGCACACGAACCACCACTTCGACCCGGCCAGCCTCGGCTACGACCAGAAGATCAACCTGAACCACAAGGCCAACGCCACAGAGGCTTGGCGCCTCATCAGGCAGATGGCGAAGTCGTCCAACCCCGACGAGCGGGCGGCCGCCAAGCACTACGCCGACTATCTCGGCGGCCTGTTGCACTGGGATGCCGAGGGCAACCCGACTTGGAAGGAGAAGCCCAAGCTGGCGAGCGCCGGACACAAGCTGGTGTCCTGGGCCGACGCGCCCCAGCGGCACGGGCTGAAGGGCCCACCCACGACCTTCCGCGAGCGGCCGGTCAACACCCCCAGCCGCCGGTTCCGGCCAGACGGGCCGCCGCAGGCGACCGACGAGCCGCCCCTGGAGTGGGGCGGCAAGATGTACGAGGGGCACCTGGCCCCCGGGGTCCAGCTCCGCTACGTCCCCTGGTCCTCCCCGGGGGCGTTCGCCGGCCGCATCGAGCTGGTGCTGGACAAGGCGGAAGCGACCCCCGCAGGGATCGAGGCGGCCCTGGTCAAGCTGCGGGAGCTGGGCGTCGAGTGCCGCCTGGCGGACAAGAAGGACCTCCGGCTCCTGTACCTGCGCAAGACCACCCGGGCCGCGAAGCTGGAGGGCTACGTAGGCTTCAGCCCCAAGGAGGACCGGCCGGTAGACGAGCAGATCAAGGAACTCCACACCGCCTGGAGCCGGCGGCTGGGGCGGCCGCCCGAGCAGATGCCGGGCTACCAGGAAGCGCCGACCTGGGACCACGAGGAGTTCGACGGCCGGCCCCGGTGGCTGCGGTTTGACGTATCCGACGAAGACATCGCCGCCTACCAGGAGGAGGGCTACACCATCGCGCAGAGCATCAACGCCCTCTCTGGCGGCGGCCATTTGGACAACAAGATCGGACAGGGGCACCTGGAAGCCATACTGAGAAGCGACTCGCTGCTGTCTTCCTGCGAGCGAATGCGAGTCGGCATCTACAATGCTGTCTCGCGGCAGGGCGAATCGGTGGACCGCGATGTCCCCTCCGGCGGCGCGGCCTACGTTTTCACCCGGCTGCGAAGGTGGCAAGGCCGCGGAGCCCCGCCCTTCGACCTGGAGTTCGACCTGCGGCTCTGGAGGGACTGCGACGCAATCCACTACTCCGGCGATATGTTTGGTCAGACCGTAAGGGGGGCCACTTCGCGGCGGATAAATGGGAACTGGGAGGGGAGCGCGGGGGCCGCCAGGAGTTCGCCAGATAACGAGCTGGACTTCAAGAGCCGGGTCGGAATGCTGGCCTGGCTGCGGGCTGTTCATGTCCGCTCCAAAGAGAGCCGGGAAGCGGTGCTGGACCTCTTCCGAAAGCTCGGCATCAAGAGGGTCCGGGGCCGGCCGATAGAAGCGCTGGTGAAGGTCGGGGGCTAGGCATGAACTGGGAGCCAACCATCGTCGCCTACCTGCAAGAGATGCGAGGCCAAGCTCTGGTCGAAGTGCTGGACCGTTCGGCGGAGGGGCTGCTGCTCTGGCGGAGCGGCGAGCATCCCTGCGCCGCCTTCGCGGCGCGGGAAGACTGGTTCGTCTGGTGGTCGCTGGGCTCCGACGGAGAGCACGCGTTGCGAGTGCGGAAGGCCCTCCGGCAGGTCGACGACCTGTACCTGGATGGGGTGCCCTTCCCTAGCGGTGAAGTCCGCCGGCTCTGCCTCTCCCCGATCTGGCTTCCCGAGCAGCGGGCCGATTTGGCGGCCTGGGAACAGCGGAGGCCGGGCGACTGGGCCCGGCGTTGCGTACAGGAGTTGCTCGATGCCCGTATTCGTGGCGAGTAGCCTGGCCCTGTCCGAGATGCCGGGGGGCGGCCCTCCCTTCCGAGTGGTCGCAGTGCTGGCGGTGGACCCCCGCAACGGGGAGCACGCGGTGGCAACCGAGCTGGGGGCGGACGTGGTCCGGGCCAACATCGAGACCCGAGTCATGGATGCCCGGAGAGCCGGCCGATCCCTGACCGACCTGCTCGACTACCTGGCCTCCCAGGGCAACCGCTACTTCCGCTCCTGGGAAACCCCGGAGAGCGTCCAGGCGCCGACCGTCGAGGCGGCAGCCGACCGGCTTCTCCTGTCCCTCCGCCCCGAGATGGAGGTCCCGCCCCTATGAGCACCATCGTCGTCGCCTGCGAACTGGAGTTCGACGCGGCTCATCGACTGCTCGGCCACCCGGGTCGGTGCGCTTCCCTGCACGGGCACCGCTACCGGGTCGAGGTCCGGGTGGCGGGCGGACCCGGCGAGGATGGCCTGGTGCTCGACTTCTCCGACCTCAAGGGCCGGCTGCGTGGCCTGCTCGACCCTTGGGACCATGCCACCCTGCTCCAGGAGGGCGACCCCCTGCTCCCGGTCCTGCGAGCTGACCCAACCTGCCGGGTGGTCGCCTGCCCCTGGCCCCCGACTGCGGAGCGGATGGCCGAGGCTGTCCACGGGAGCCTTGCCCGCTCCCTGCCGCCGGACCTGGCCGTCGCCGCGGTGACGGTCTGGGAGACCCCGACCAGCTCTGCCACCGCGGCATGAGCCGGGGCTACGCCGTCCACGAGGTCTTCGCCTCGCTCCAGGGCGAAGGTCTGCACACCGGCCGCCCCGCCCTGTTCGTCCGCTTCGCCGGCTGCAACCTGTGGTCCGGCCGGGAGCAGGACCGGGCCCGGGATGCCGAGCGCCATGAGGCGGCCTGCCCAGCCTGGTGCGACACCACCTTCCGGGGGCCGCCTGGCCGCCACGGTGGCCAGCTCTCTCTGGCCGCCCTGCTCCGGGCCTGCGAGCAGGAGGCCGACGGTGTCGCCTTCGTGGTCCTGACCGGCGGCGAGCCGCTGCTCCAGGCGGACGCCGAGCTGATCGGGGCCCTGCGCCGGCGGCTGGCGCTCCCCGTCCACGTCGAGACCAATGGGACCCTGCCCCTGCCCCCGGGGGCGAACCCGGACTGGATCGCCCTCTCGCCGAAGACGCCGCCGGACCGGCTGGCCCTGCGGGTCTGCGACGAGCTGAAGGTGGTCTACCCCTCGCCGGTTCCCCCGGTGGCCTATGCCCAGGCGCTCCGGGTCCTGGCCCGGGATGCCCTGCTCGTGCAGCCGCGGGCGGGACCCGACTTGCCGGCGGCCGTCGGGGCGTGCATCCTGTACGTCCGGGAGCACCCCGGCTGGCGGCTCGGGGTGCAGGCGCACAAGGTCCTCGGCTTGCCGTGACCCCCTTCGACCTCGACCGAGTCCGCTCCCACCTGGAGCGGGCCACCGCGGCTCTGGCCGTCCCCGGCGACCCCGAGCAGGCGCGGGTGGCTCTGTGGCAGGAGGCAGTAGCCCTCCAGCTCGCGCTGATGGGGGAGGACCCGGGGCGGGAGGGCCTGCGGGACACCCCCGCCCGGGTGGTCCGCTACTGGCAGGAGGCCCTATCGGGCTACGCCGTCGACCCTGCCGCCATCCTGGCCCGGTCCTTCGAGGAGACCGAGGGCTACGACGAGCTGGTGCTGGTGCGGGACATCGCCTTCGACTCGACCTGCGAGCACCACCTGCTCCCGTTCCGCGGCACGGCGGCGGTCGGGTACGTCCCCTCCCAGATGCCCCAGGGCCGGGTGCTCGGGCTGTCGAAGCTGGTCCGCCTGGTCCGCTGCTACTCCGCCCGGCTTCAGCTCCAAGAGCGCATGACCCGCCAGATCGCGGCCGCCCTCTGGGAGCACCTGCGCCCGCTGGGCGTCGGGGTGGTGATCCGGGCGGCGCACGGGTGCATGGAGTGCCGGGGAGTGCGGGCGAACGGGGCCAACGCGGTGACCTCGGCCATGATGGGGGTCTTCCGCCAGGACCCGTCTGCCCGGGCCGAGCTGCTCGCCCTCTGCGGGGCGGCCCCGTGACCTGGTTCTGGGCCGGCCTCTACCTGGCTGCGGCGGTGGCCGCGAACCTGGCGGTGGCGGCCTGGGGCCCGGCCGCCACCCTCCCGGCGGCAGCCCTCTGCATCGGGTGCGACCTCACCGCCCGGGATGCCCTGCACGAGCGCTGGGAAGGGCCGGGCCTGGTCGGGCGCCTGGGCGCCCTGATTGCCGCGGGGTCTGCGCTGACCTACCTCGCCTCCCCGGCTGCGGGCCGGGTGGCCCTGGCCTCTCTCCTGGCCTTCGCCGTCTCGGCCACGGTGGACTCGCTCGCCTACGGCGCTCTGCGCCAGCACATTCCTCTGGTGCGGGTCAACGGGTCCAACCTGGCTTCGGCTCTCGCGGACTCCCTGGTCTTCCCCACGGTGGCCTTCGGTGCCCTGCTCCCCTGGGTGATCCTCGGGCAGTTCGTCGCCAAGGTGGCGGGCGGCGCCCTCTGGTCGCCCCTGGTAGTGGCCCTGCGCCGGCGGAGGGCAGCGTGACCCCGATGCCGGCAGTGGTGCTGCTCTCCGGCGGGCAGGACTCGACCACCTGCCTGTACTGGGCCCGGGAGCGCTTCTCCCCGGTCGCGGCTCTGGCGGTCAACTACGGCCAGCGGCACGTGGCCGAGCTGTTGGCGGCCCGGGCGGTGGCCGAGCTGGCCGGCGCCTCCTTCCGCCTCCTGACCCTGGAGGCCCTGACGCAACTCGGGGGCTCGGCTCTGCTCCCGGGTGGCGGCGAGCTGCGGGAAGCGGGCGGCCTGGTCGACGCCGAGGCCCCGGCCGGGCTCCCAACCTCCTACGTCCCCGGCCGCAACCTGCTCCTGCTCGGGCTTGCCGGGGCCTACGCGGCCAGTCTGGGAGTCCGGGACCTGGTGTGTGGGGCGAGCCAGGCGGACTACTCGGGCTACCCCGACTGCCGGCGCCCGTTCATGGATGCGATGGAAGCGGCCCTGACCCTGGCCCTCCCGACCACCTGCGGCCCCCTCCGCGTCCACGCTCCCTTGATGAACTGCACGAAGGCCGACACGGTGCGCCTGGCCTGGGCCCTTCCCGGGTGCTGGGAGGCGCTGGCCCTGACCGTGACCTGCTACCGGGGCCTGCGGCCGGGCTGCGGCGTCTGCCCGTCCTGCCGGCTGCGGGCCCGGGGCTTCGCCGAGGCCGGTCGGCCCGACCCTGCGGCAGGGGCCTGACGTGCCCAAGGTCCGCACCACCCTCTTCTACGTCACCCTCCCCTGGGGCACGCCGCTCCTGAAGCGGATGCGCATCGAGAACGTCATGGTCAGCTTCCGCCACTTCGGGCGGAAGCTGCCAGAGTTCCCCCGGCTCATCGTCGACTCGGGGGCCTACTCGGACGCCAAGCTGCGCAAGGGCGAAGGTGAGGGGAAGGGCCGGGAGAAGGAGGACCGGAGCGGCAAGGGGTACGCCCGCTACCTCGACGAGTCGCCGGCCGAGCGGAGCGTGGTCTTCCGCGTCATGATGGACAAGATCGGGGACCAGCCGGCGACCTGCCGCCGCTTCGACCGGCACCTGGCCAAGGGGCACTCCTGCGCCTTCGTCTACTACTCCGACGCCCGGGTGACGCCGGCGGTGGAGGCGGCCCTCAAGCGCTCCCTGACGGCCGCCGGCGCAGCGTGCTTCGCCGGCATCACCACCGGCTACCTGATCGCCCGCAAGATCGGGATGAATGAGGTCTTCCGGGGCCTGGAGCGGTGGTGGGGGGCGGTGGAGAAGGTCCTGGGCAAGGGCCCCCGTCCCCGGACCCACCTGCTCGGTTCCTTCCGCATCCCGGTGCTGTCCCGCTTCCCCTTCACCTCGGCCGACATCTCCTCGCACTTCCTGGCCAACCGCTACGGCCGCTTCTGCACCTACCTCCGGGACGAGCGGGGCCTGCGGGTCTCGGGCATTCCCCACCACCAGGCGAAGAACGTTGAGGGCCGGCTCTCGCCGGCCATGCGTAGGCTCCAGGAGGCCAGCTACGCCTCGGCCCGCAAGCTGGGGCTCGACCTCGACGTGGAGGACGACCGCTACTGTTGGAACATCCGGGCCTACAAGCTGCTGGAGGCGGCCCTGGCCCGGGGCGACGTGGAGAAGGCCGATGCCGGGCTCCTGCTCGACACCCCGGGCCTGACCCCCTGGGCGGAGGGGGCGGTGGCGCCTCCTTCCTCGGTGGCCTACGACTTCGGCTTCTCCCCGGGGGAGCTGGCCGACCTCGGCAAGACCGAGGACGAGCATGACGGAGAGCGGGAGGGAGCCGAGGACCCGGGGGACGAGTGGGCGGCCGACGACGAGGCCGAGGACCAGGGCGAGGACTCGGCCGAGGCGACGGCGAAGGACGCCATCACCACCGACGCCCTGGCAACTGGCGGCCGCAAGGCCCCCGAGCAGGGCGGTCCTCCGCCCCGGCGCCGCCGGCGCCGGCAGGAGGAAGAGGAGAAGGCGGCGCCCCCGACCGGAGTGCTGCCGGCGCTCAAGATGCCGGACCCGGCCTTTCTGCTCGACCGCCTGGAGGCGGGCGAGTCGGCGGGCATCCTCTCCCGCCGGGCGCAGGCGGAGCGGGTGGGCGAGCCCGAGTTCCTGGTCAACGAGGTCGCGCCGCTCGGCTTCGACCGGGCCTTCGTCTGGGCGGTGGTAAAGCACGGAGCGGCCGAGGCGGTCGCCGACCTGTCCGCGCTGGACCCGCTGCGCCGGGCCGGGGTAGACGCTCTCGCCCGCCAGGAGTTCGCCGGGGAGCGGGACTTCTTCTACCTGCCCCTGGAGCTGGTCGAGCGCTACGAGGCGCCCCTGCCCCTCAAGCGCCCGCCGGCGGGCCGGCGCTTCGGGGCCGAGGTGGACCTGGAGCGGGACGTGGCAAAGGCCGCGGTCCCTTCCCTGCCCCCCGCCGGCGACGACCCGCCCGAGGCCGAGGCAGACGACGAGGGCGAAGGTGAGGTTGGCAAGCGGGTCCGCCAGCCGTTCGGAGCGCCAGCCGGCAAGTCGGCGGTGGCCGGCCGGGTGGCCGCGGGGCTCCCCCGCCACCGGACCTACGTGGAGCCCTTCGCCGGCGGGGCCGCGGTCCTGTTCGCCAAGGCCCCTTCGTCGTCGGTGCGGGAGGTCCTGGCGGACCTGGACCCCGAGGTCGTCGGCGCCTTCTCCTTTCTCCAGCGGGCGACCTCCCGGGACCTGGACGATCTGCGGGCACGGGACTGGCGCTCGACCCCCGAACAGCTCCGGCAGGCGGTGGCCCTGCAACCCCGCTCCGACGCCGAGCGCTTCTGGCGGCTCGCGATGCGCCGGTACTCGGGCTGGCGAGCGGCGAGCGGCGGCTACAACCCCGCCCGGCAAGGGCGGGTCTCGACCTTGCCCGGCCGCCTGGAAGAGGTCCAGCGGCGCCTCGCCGGGGTGGTGCTGCGGCGCCAGGACTGGCGGGAGACCCTGCGGGAGTTCGACGCCCCCGACTCGTTCTTCTACCTCGACCCGCCCTGGCCCTCCCGCAAGGGGGCAGCGCCCGAGGGCCTGGAGCCGGCCACTCTGGCGGCCGCTCTGGCGACCCTCAAGGGCACCTTCCTTCTGCACTACGACCCGGCCCACGCCGACGCCTTCCGCCGGGAGGGGTGGGGGCTGCGGGAGGCCGATGGGCTTCTGGAGGTCACGAACGCCCCGGACCGGGTGGGCAAGGCCGCGGCCGAGCCCACGCCCGGGGAGCTGGCGGCGGAGTGCCGCGGACTCCTCCGCAAGCTGGCCCAGGACGCCCCAGGACGCACGGAAGCGGTCTGCCGGCTGGGGGAGCCCGGCCCGGACGATCTCGCGGCCCTGCGGGCCGCTCCGGGCCGCCTGCAAGCCGCGGCCGAGGCGCTGGCCGCGGTGGAGCTGGTGACCCCCGAGCCCTCCCCCGGCCCGGGCGACCCGGCCGCCCGTCTGGCCGCCCTCCTTCCCCGGCTGTTCCCGGCCCTGGAGGGGGCGGACGAGCTGCACAAGGCCCTGGAGGGTGGGCATGAGGCGGCCGCCCTGCTCGCCCGCCTGGGCGGGTTCTCCGGCACTGGCGACGGTGGTAGCGCCAGGCTTTGCCCCGCGTGCCTCGCTGCCCCTGCCCCGGAGGCTACCTGCCGGGTGGTGAAGGTGCTGATCGCCGGGGTGGGCTCCGTGCCTCCCGAACGGCTCGACGCCGAGAGGCTGCGGGACCTCTCCGATGGCCAGCTCCGGGAGGCCGACGCTTCCCTCCACGGGCTCTACGACCGGGCCTTCGGCGAGGGCGGGAAGGGCGGCGAGAACCGGGAGGTCCTGGTCAACGCCCACCTGTTCGTGCTCGCCGAGCTGCGCCGGCGGCGCCTGGCCCACGAGGGGGACCAGGGCGACCCCCTGGACGCGGCGACTCTGGCCCTGGCGCCCGACGCCTATCGGGGGACGGCGAAGGCTGCCGGACCCGCGTCAGACCGTACCACCGCCGCAGTCTACCCCGGCGGGCAGGAGGACTTCGGGAGCGAGATCGCCCTCTCCGAAGTGCTCCCCTACGCCCAGGACATCGTGCTCCGGGCGCCGGCCGTCTACGTGGTGGGCGGCCTGGCGGTCCACGGCCGCACCCGGGGCGACCTCGACCTCCTGGTGCGGGGGCCGCTCGACGAGGCCACCCGGCGGGTGGTCGAGTTCCGCCTGGGCCGGATGCTGCCGCCCGACCTCTCCCAGCGGGTGCAGTTCCTCGACGACGAGCTGGGCGGCCCCTTCACCGACCACGTCGAGCTGTACGACCTGGTGCTGCGCCGGCGGGAGGACCTGGGGGTCAAGCGGATGCGGCTGGAGAAGGCCGACGACCCCCTGCTCGACCTGCCGCCCCGAGGGAGCCAGAAGCGGTCCTCCGCGTTGCAGTACCACTTCCGGGGCCGCTCCCTGCACGCCGACCTCCGCTTCAAGGTGGCCGACGACTACCTGGTGGGCTGGACTCTGGCCCTCCAGCGGGAGGGCCGGACCCCCGACGTGAACTCGGTCGCCGAGGCCAAGCAGATCGCGGCCACCTTCTCCCCGGAGGGGAGCCGCTACTCCAAGCCCTTCCTCGCCCCGGCCCGACTCTGGGCTACCCCCAAGGCCCGGCAGCCGGTGGCGTGGCTGAACATCGAGGCGGAGACCTTCGCCCCCGGCTCGGTCGGGGCGACCCGCTTCGAGGAAGGCACCATCGTCCTGGTCGACCGGCCCCGGGTCGAATGGGGGCTCCAGAAGCCCTACAGCCACGAGTACTTCCTGACCGGCAAGGGGCCGCTCGTCGGCATCCTCTTCTTCCGCCTGCTCGTCGGCGAAGGCGAGGGGGACGAGACGCCGGCTCGGACCCCGGAGGGCGAAGCCTTCTGGACCTGCACCCTGACCCGCAGCCTGCTCCCCGGGGTGCTCAAGCCGCGGGCGGTGGAGACCGGCGACGTGCCGCCCCAGCACTACTCCGGCCTGCCGGCGACCCTGGCCGAAGTGGTGCCGTCCTCCTTCCGCTACTGGGAGGCGGCGACGCCCCGGGAGCGGCGGGAGGTGCGGGACGCCCTGGTCGGCGAGCGGTTCTTCACCGAGGCCGGCATCCGGCTGGTCGACGGCGAGTTCCGCCGAGTGGTGCAGAAGCTCTACGTCTACACGCCCCAGGCGGCCGACCTGGCCAAGGGGCCGCCGGTGGTCGACTTCGCCCTCTCCCGCCAGACCTGGCAGGGGCAGACCGTGATCCGGGGGGTGCCCTCCCGCACCGTCTGGCACCTGGTCCTCGATGGGCCGGGCGAGGGGCTGCGGGGCTGGGAGCTGCAAGCCGACCCGCTGGAGGAAGGGGAGCGAGTCGCGGCCCTGGCCCACGACCACCCGGAGAAGGAGCTGCTGCACTTCGAGGGCGAGGTCAAGCCGGGTGCCCGAATCGGGGGCGAGGTCCTGAACCCCACCCGGGCGACGCCCTCCGACGTGGCCCTGCTCGACCGGGGCAAGGCCACCATCCTCGACGACGTGCCCGGCCGGCTGCGGGTCCGCTTCGCCGGTCGCAAGCTGCACGGCGCCTGGACCCTGGTTCAGGAAGAGGAGCGCTCGCCGGTCTGGACCCTGGGCCGGGGCGAGCTGCCCGGTCGCCGCCAGGCCGAGAAGGAGGCCGGCGAGGGGGCAGAGGACGGCCGCGGCCGCGGCGACCTGGAGAAGCGCACCGGCAGCCGAGGCCCCTACCCGCACGACGAGTGCATGTTCCCCCGCTGCTCCAAGGCCCCCGAGGTCGAAGTGGTCTGGGCCGACGGCCGCGGCCGGGCCTGGTTCTGCAAGGAGCACCTCGCCCGCTGGCGGGACCGGGGGGAGCCCGACGGCGACCCGCCTGGCGACCGGGAGATCATCCGGGAGCGGGAGGTCGAGGGGGGCCGGGTCGGCCCCCGCTACGGGGCGCCCCCGCTGGCCAAGGCCATCCCCCTCCGAGATGGCGTCCAGGTCTGGGACCCCGACCGGCGGGACCCCGAAGCCGACCGTACCCAGCTCCGGCCCCTGGCCCTGTTCCGCCCGCAGAAGCCGGCGCCCCGGCCGACCAACGAGTTCCGCGACCCGGAGGATGCCCTGGCCTTCGCCACGCCCGCGGCCCTGCGGGACGGCATCCTGGTCGAACCCAAGTGGAACGGCTTCCGGGTAGTGGCCGAGAAGGCCGGCGGCCGAGTCCTGATCTTCACCGAGGACACCCAGCGGGACATCTCCCCGGCCCTGCCCGGGGTCACCCGGGAGCTGGCCGGGCTGCGGGGCGACTACGTGCTCGACGCCGAGCTGATGGCCTTCGACGGCGAGAGCCCCGTTCCCCGCCGGGAGCTGGCCCGCTTCCGGGGCGAGCGGCCGACCGACGACGCCCAGGCCGCGCTCTGCGTCCACGACGCCCTTTACCTCCCCGGGCCGGGGAACCTGACGGCGAAGACCAACGCCGAGCGGCGGGCGGCCCTGGAGGCGTACCTGCCCGCTCGGGCGAAGCACCTGCGCCTCTCCCCGGCCCGGCTGGTCCACCGGGAGGCGGCCCTGCGGGAGGCCCTGCGCTGGGCCTCCCATCTCCCCGGCTCCGAGGGGGCCATGCTCAAGCTCGCCGGCTCCACCTACAGCCTGGGCGGCGAGAACGACGGCTGGGCGAAGTTGAAGCTGGTGCGGGAGGTCCTGGCCATCGTCTACCGGCTGGAGCCGGTCGAGGGCTCTCCTGGCGTCCACACCCTCTACTGCGCCGTCGGCCCCATCCCCCCCGACGAGCGGGACCGCTGGCGGGAGGTGGTCGAAGTCGCCGGGAAGCTGGCCACGCCCATCGGCCGGACCTTCAACACGAAGGCGGACGTTGAGGTCGGCAGCGTGGTTCGGGTGGAGGTCACCGAGCTGCTGTCCGACCAGCGGCCGGAGGCCAAGCGGTCCCTCACCTGGTTCACCCCGACGGTGGTGGAGGGCCCGGTCGAGCGGCGGCCCATGACCCCCGCCGAGGCCGAGGCCCTTCTCCTCCCCGGCGAGGTCAAGAAGCTCCTGGCCGAGGCCGCAGTGGCGAAGGACCTGGAGGTGATCGCCAAGGCCGGCGACGGCGAGCACTACGCGCTGGGGGTGGTGCTGGAGCCGACCGACGAGGCGGCCGGGCTCAAGCCCGACGCCCAGCATGACGTGTACTCGGCCGAGGAAGTCCAGCGGGCGGCCCACTACTTCATGGAGGCCGGCGGCCGGATCGGCTTCATGCACCGGGAGATCATCGGGGACAAGGCCCGGGTGCTGGAGACCTACCTCGCTCCGGTCACCTTCGAGCTGCCCCTTCCCGGCGGCGGAGTGCGGCGCATCCGGGAGGGAACCTGGCTGCTCGCCCTCCGGGTCCTTGACGCCGACCTCTGGCAGGCTGTAAGGTCGCGGAAGTTCGCCGGCCTGTCGGTCGGCGGCACGGCGCGCCGGGAGGCCGCTTGAGTGGACCTGCGAAGGACGACGACGACCTCTACCGCCTGCGGGACCTCAAGGTGGAGGAGGTCAGCATCGTCGACCGCCCGGCCAACCGCATCGAGTGGCTCATCGTCAAGCGAGACGGGGAGGACCCCATGAGCGCAGGCCCCGAGGTCCGCGAAGGCGCGGACGGGAAGCTCACGGTCGCCAAGGCCGACCCGGCCAAGCCGGAGGACGAGGCGGCGAAGGCCAAGGTTCCGCCCGAGGACGAGGCGGCGAAGGCGAAGGCTCCGAAGCCCGAGGACGCCGAGAAGGCCGGCGGCCGGCTGGAGGCCGGTGCCCGGGAGGCGGCCGAGCGGCTGCTCTCCCTGGCCAACCAGGCCAAGGGCAAGGCCCCCGACGCGGCGATGCTCCGGGAGCTGAAGGCGGTCTCGGGCCTGCTCACCGGGCTCGCCGACAAGTACCCCTCGCCGAAGGCCGGCGTGGCGAAGGCGGAGGCCGACCTGATCGCCGAGGGTCGGACCTTCGACGGGGTGCTGCACACCGCGGCCCAGGCCATCCTCGGCGGGTCCCGGGAGCAGGCGGCCGCGGCGGTCGCCGGCGTCCGGGCCGCCATCGACTACGCGGTCGGGAAGGCCGCGAAGGTCGAGGACGAGGAGCCGGAGGACGAGGCGAAGGCGAAGGCCGCGAAGCCGAAGGACCTCCCCGGGGCCGGCAAGCGGTTCACCGCCGAGCGGGTCGGCAAGCTGACCTCGGCGCTCGGCTCGCTGCTCGACGTGCTCAAGGACCTGGGCGTCACCAACCTCCCCGCCCTGCTCAACGTGGCGAAGAGCGACGGCACGGCGGAGGGCGAGGTGATCGCCAAGGCCCTGTCCGCGGTGGGCGTCGACGCCGAGGCGGCCCGGGCCGCCGAGGCCGACGGCAAGCTCGCCGACCTCCAGAAGCGGCTCGACCGCCTGGAGACGGCGGGCCTGGCGAAGGGCCTGGGCGGCGACGCGGTCGCCAAGGCCGTGAAGCCGGACCTCTGGAAGGGGATCGTCTAGCGCCGCCGAGCGGCGCCCGTGGAGGGCTGCACCGTGACCAACGAAGAGCTGCTTCGCAAGGCCGTCATCACCACGGACGCCCTGGCGGCGGCCGGCAAGCTGAACCCCGAGCAGGCGGACAAGTTCATCGACTTCGTCCTGGACGAGACCGCCCTCAAGGGTTCGGTCAGGACCATCAGGGTCAAGACCGACTGGGAGATCAACAAGATCGGGGTCGGCGCCCGGGTCGCGATGCCCGCGGCCGAGGCCAAGGACCCCGGCCTCCGGCGCGGCATCACCACCTCCAAGGTGACGCTCAACGCCAAGGAGGTGATCGTCCCGTTCGAGATCGGGGACTCCTTCCTGGAGGAGAACATCGAGGGCGAGCCGAGCGCCGAGCACATCGTCCGCCTCATGGCGACGAAGGCGGCGAACGAGCTGGAGGAGCTGGGAATCCTGGGCGACGCCCTGGGCGTGGCGGCCCTGGAGTCCGACCTCATCGAGGGCGGCGACGCGGTCCGGCACGTCCGGGACTCCTACCTCGCCCTCTTCGACGGGTACGCCCGGCTCGCCGACGGCGGCAGCATCTTCAACGCCGCCGGGGCCAACATCGGGCTCTCGATCTTCGGCGGCATGCTCCGGGCCATGCCGACCAAGTTCCGCAAGGACCCCCGGCGCCTGCGCTACCTGGTGAGCCCCGACCTGGAGCAGCTCTGGCGGGAGCGGGTCAGCACCCGCGGCACCGCCCTGGGCGACCAGGCGGTGCAGGGCGACTCCCGGATCAAGGCGTTCGGGGTCGAGATGGTGCCCCTGCCGCTGCTCCCCTTCCGGCCCCGGGTGGTCGAGCACGTGGTCCTGAACGGTCTGGTCGCCGCCACCCTGCGGTACCAGAACCTCGCGAACGCCGTCGTCCACCTGGCGACCCTGGGGAACGTCCCGACCGCCCCCTACACCGCCGGCGTCGACTACACCCTCGACGCGGCGGCGGGGACCATCGTCCGCATCGGCGGCGGCGGCATCGCCGACGGGGCGACGGTCAAGGTCACCTACGACTCGCCCCCCATCGCCATCCTGACCCACTTCGAGAACCTGCTCCTGGCCATCGGGCGGGACATCCGCATCGAGAAGGACCGGGACATCTTCCGGCGGGTCAACCAGTACGCCATCACCATCAAGGTCGGGGTCGGGGTCGAGGAGGCGGCGGCCATCGTGAAGGCCCGCAACCTCGGCACCGGCATCTAGCCGCCCCGGGTAGCGGTGCTCTGGGTCAACCGGGCGGATGGTAGTACCGCCCGGTTGACCCTGGGCCCGTTGCCCCTGACCCTTGATCCGGGCCTGCGGGGGGCCAGCCTTGGCAACGGCGAGCAGCGGGTGGCGGTGCAGGCGCCCCGGCGCTTCGGGCGGGTCGCCTACTCGGCCGAGGCCGACGACGCCGGTGCCGAACGGCTCGACGTGCAGGCTGGCGAAGTGCTCCTGACCGTGATACGCTACGCCTCCGGTATGGTCCGGGTGGGCCTGGTCCGCACCGGCCACCCCCGCTACCTGCCGGCACTCGACGGGAGGCCACTGTGAACCTGACCGCCGCGTTCTGGAACCTGCTCCGGCGCCGCTCCGACGGCACCGGAATCGGCACCGACCACGCGATCCCCTTCTGGGACGCCCTGCGCAACACCCTCTGCGGCCGGCAGGCCCGCTGCGTGCAGATCGAGTCCCCCTACGCCGAGTGGGCGGCGGGGGCGGCGAACGCGGCCGGGGCCGTGTTCTTCGTCTCCGGGGGCTCGACCCTGCGGGTCTGGGACCACGGGCTGCTGCTCGACGACTCGAACGTCACCTGCCGCCTGCGGAACATCACCGACGGGGCCAACGTGCTCGCCGTCGTCGGCCCCCGGGCGGTGGTCGAGTCGGACGGCGAGACGCCGCTCGCGACCCTGGCCGGCGGGGGCGCGGGGAAGTTCGTCCGCTTCGAGTTCAGCAACGCCGACGGGGTCAACCCCCACCGCGGCGGGGCCTACATCAAGGCGACGCTGGAGTAGGGCCGTGGCCCAGGTCGAGAACACCCTGACCGGCGGCGGCGTCTTCTCCCGGCACCGCCTCAAGACCGGCGCTCCGGTGGCGGCCGATGCGGCCCCGGACGGGAGCTTCCCGAACCGGCGGGCCCTGCTCAACTGCCGGGGGTGGGACACCATCATCGGCCGGGTGGAGCTGACCGGCGGCGTGGGGCCGACGGTGGACCTGGAGCCGCTGCTCTACGACCAGGACACCGACAGCTTCGCCAAGCACACCCTCACCGGCGCCCTGGCCACCGGCGACGCCTTCGAGTGCCTGGTGGTCTCGGGCCGGGTCTTCCTGCGCATCAACGCGGTGGCGGGCGCCCCGACCGCGGTGGAGATCCGCGTGACCGGGGGAACCCGCAGCCGCCGGCCCGAGGAGTAGCGCCCTGTCCCTCAAGCTCCATCCCCGGCGCTACGGCCAGGGCGGGATGTTCTCCCCGCCCTCCGGCGGCGGGGCCAACCCGGGGCAATGGGAGGTCGAGCAGTGGACGGTCGCCGTCCCCGGCGAGACCCAGTACACGGTGGCGATGGCCGTGGCCCTGGACGCCGACGGCACGCCCCTCATCCGCATCGAGTACGGGGGCGTCAGCTACGGCATCGGGGACGACTTCACCCTGGCCGACAAGACGATCACGTGGACCTGCGGCATCCTCTTGGAGGCCGGCGAGGTCCTGGATGTCTGGTACGTGCAGGCGTAACCCGCCTGCTCAAGGAGGTTGCTCATGCCGCTCATCAAGGGGAAGCAGATCGCCGACAGCGCAATCACCGAGGCCAAGATCGGGTCGGGCGCGGTCACGGTCGGCAAGATCGGCACGGGAGCGATTGTCGAGGGCAAGATCGGCACGGGCGCGGTCACGGTCGACAAGATCGGCACGGGCGCGGTCACCGAGGGCAAGATCGGCACGGGCGCGGTCACCGAGACGAAGATCGGCGCCCTGGCCGTCTCCGACGGGAAGCTCGCCGGGGACATCTCGGACGCGAAGCTGGCGACCCCCTACCTCAAGGCCGACGGCACCCGGGCCCTGACCGGCGACCTGTCCGCCGGCACCAAGAAGATCACCAACCTGGGCACGCCCTCCGCCACGGCCGACGCGGCCACGAAGGGCTACGTCGACGGGGTGGTCCAGGGGCTCGACATCAAGCCCTCGTCCAAGGCGGCGACGACCGCGGTCCTGCCGGACTGCACCTACTCGGGGGCGGGCAACGGCACCCTGACCGCCGACGCCAACGGCGCCTTCCCCACCGTCGACGGGGTGGCCCCGGCCCTGAACCAGAAGTACCTGGTCAAGAACCAGGCGACGGGGCTCCAGAACGGGCTCTACTCGCTGACCACCGTGGGCGACGCCGGCACCCCCTGGGTGCTCACCCGCGTCGACGAGCTCAAGCACGGCGCGTCCGCGGCCGGGGCCTTCTCCTTCGTCGAGGAGGGCACGACCAACGGCGACGCCGGCTTCGTCTGCACGACCGGCGACGTGGTCGGGACCGACGCCCTGACCTTCACCCAGTTCTCCGGGGCCGGGCAGATCGAGGCGGGCGCCGGCCTGACCAAGACCGGCAACACGCTCAACGTCGGCGCCGGCAACGGGATCGCGGTGGGGGCGGACTCGGTCGCCGTGGACCTGGCCGCGGCCAACCCCGGACTGGAGATCAGCGAGAGCAAGCTCCGGGTCTCCGCCCACGGCAACGGGCTCACCGGCGGCGCCGGGTCGCTCCTGGCGGTCCTGGCCGAGAACACCTCGGTCGTGGTCGGCGTCGGTGGTGTCAAGGCGGCCCGCCCGACCAAGGCCAACAAGGCGGCCGCCTCCGCCGTGACCTCGGGGAACTACCAGGACACCGGGGTCGACATCGCCGCCACGCCGGCCGGGGACGGCTACGTCCGGGTGCTGGTGAATGGCCTGGCCTACGAGCTGGGCGACGGCGTGCGGACGAAGGACTGCTACTTCTCCGCCGACGGCGGCAACACCGCCCGGGCCATCGACGACATCGCCGCTGCCGACTCGCTCTACTGGAACGGGGTCATCGCCGGCTTCGACCTGGCGATCACCGACATCATCGACCTCGACTACTGCACGACGTAGCCGTGGCAGAAGCCCGCGCCGTCCTCTCCCCCTACCGCCCGCCGGGCCGGGTCCCGCAGGACGCCCAGCTCCCCCTGCGCCCGGCCCGACGGGTGCTGCTCGACCGGCCCGAGCTGGTCCAGCTCTTCACCGGGGCAGCGCCCTACCGGGGCGGGCCCGAGCTGGCCCACGGGGAGGCGCCGGCCGAGGGCGAGCCCGTCTATGTCACCGTCGAGCAGGCCCTTGCCGGCCTGGCCGAGCGCACCCTGGCCCTGTCCTCTGGCCTGGCAAGCCTGGGGACCTTCCTCCGGCAGACCGTCCACGGCGCCATCGAGGAGGGGCTCCGGGTCGCATGGAGCGAGGGCCACCGGGAGTTGACCGTGACCGGCGGCCGGCTCTGGCAAGTCGAGATCGGGGAGGGCGGGGTCCCGACGATCTCCCTCTGCCCGGTGGTGGCGCTGGCGCCCCTCCGAGTCTGGCTGGTGGCCCACGGGGCCCTGGTCGGGAGCAATCCCCGGGAGGCGGTGCCCGACGACCTGGCGTCGAACGGAGAGGCGGTCGTCCGCCTGGAGCGGGGCGAGGTCCGGGCCGACCTCCTGGCGGTGGCGCCCCAGGGCGAAGATGGCCGGGTCGAGTGGTACCTCTTCCTTGGGCCCCGGTCCGGGATCAAGGCGACCGCCCTGGCGGCCCGGGTGCCGACCCCCGAGGTCCCTCGGGAGTACCTGGCCCGGGTCTTCCCCTTGGCCCGGGTGGTCTCGCAACAGGGGCGGTCCGGCGTGCTGGAGGTTGAGGAAGTCGCCAACCGGCTGCGGGCCCTCACTGGCACCGGGGCCTAGCTTCCCCTCGCCGGCGCCGCTCTGGTAGGATGCCCCTCGTGGCGTCTACCCTGGTCCAGAGCCAGGCCCACCCGGCCGACCTGCTCGCCCTCTACCTGCACACCGACGGGGTGCTGGCCGACGCGACCAAGGTCGAGTACGCCGTCTTCGACGCCTCCGCCGGCTACCCTGGCAACCAAGTCCTCCCCGTCGCCGGCCGCACCGAGGTCACAACCGGCGCCGGGCACGTGGCGACCGGGGTGTACGGGGTCTACAACCCGACGACGCTGGCCTTCTGGGCGCCGGCCGCGACCATCAAGCGGGGCCGGGTGGTCTGGTACTTCCGCCGGACGGCGACCGCGGCCGAGGAGGTCCTGGAGCGAGCCTTCGAGGTCTTCCCCGCGGCCACCGTGCGGACCCCCTCGTCGGGGCTGGCCCTGGTGCAGGACGCCCGGGATGCCGGCGTCCCGGCGGCCCGCACCGACGCCCAGGTATTCGCCGCCCTGCTCCGCTGGCGGGACCTGATCGAGCGCACCTGCCGGCAGCGCTTCCGGCCCGTGCGGGAGACCCGGACCCTGCGGGGCAAGGGCGGCGCCCTGCTCCAGCTCGGCGAGCCCCTGGTCGGGCTCGCCTCCTGGTCGAACGGCGGCACCACCTGCTCCCTCTCGGCCCTTCAGGTCTACGGCCACTCGGGCGCCGACCGGCACAACCCCTACCTGGAGGTGGCCCGGGAGGACGCCAGCATCTTCACCGCGGCCGCCTCATCCGAGTTCACCTGGGGCCTGCCCCAGGCCATCGCGGGCGTCTGGGGCTTCGTCGATCCCGACTTCGAGCCGCCGCTGGAGATCCGGGAGGCGGCCCTGCGGGGCGTCTACCTGGGCTTCACCGACGCTCCGGTGTCGGCGAGCGGGGTGCGCAAGGCCGAGACCACTGACAAGCACTCGGTGACCTGGGCGCTCGACCACGCCCCGGCCCGGCCGGGGCTGCTCGCCCTGCTCCGGGACCCGGCGATCCAGGCGGCCTGCCGCCTCTACCGAGCGCCCCTGGCCCTGGGGGCCCCGGGCGGGGACAGCCGCTAGGTGCCCCTCCCGGCCCTGCTCCACCCGGTCACAGCGGTCGTGCAGGCGGCCGACCGGGGCAGCACCCCCTACGACGACGACGCTCGGGAGCCCCTGCGCACGGTCCGCCGGACCCCCTTCTCGGTCCCGGCCCAGGTCGAGTACGCGGGCCGCCGGGAGCCGAGCTACGACATCGGCGGAGCGGCCGAGGACGTGGAGGGCTACCTCGTCCTGCGGCGGATCGACGTGGAGGCGGCTGGCTGGACCCCTCGCCGGGGCGACCGCCTGGTCAAGCTCGGCTGGCGGGACACCAGCCTGTTCATCACCCAGGTCGAGGACGCCGGGCACTACGCCGACACCGAGGGAGCCTCCCTCCTGATCGCCCACTTTGCCGACCGGCGCCCGAGCGCCGACCGGCCGGCGCAGTAGTGGCCGGCAAGGGCAAGGCGGGCATCAAGCTCACTGGCAAGTGGGCGGCCCTGTCGCACGCCCTATCCAAGTCGGGCCCGGCTATCGAGGCCGAGGTCGGGAAGGCTACCCGGCTCAACGCCCACGTCGCCGCCGCGGGCATCCGGCGGGAGATCAAGGCCGGCATCCCGCCGGCGCTGGCCCCCCTGACCCGGCGCATCAAGCGGCGGACGAAGCCCCTGGTCGACCGCGGGGACCTCTGGCACGCCGTCACCGGGACGGTCTTCTCCTGGCGCTTGGCCTATGCCGGCATCCTGCGGACTGCCAAGGGCAAGGACGGGAAGTCCGTCTTCAACCTCGCCTACCTCCAGCACCAGGGCGAGACCATCCCCGTGACGCCCCGGATGCGGGCGATGTTCCGCCGGCTGGCCGGGGCCTCCCGGGCGAAGTCCGGCGCCGGCCTGACCGGCCGCGCCCTGGCCCTGTGGAAGCGCAACCCGAACCTGCGCTGGCGGCCCCTGAAGCCGACCACGACCCACCTGAAGATCCCCGGGCGGCCCTTCGTGCGCTACGCGTTGCAGGACCCCAAGCTCAAGGCCGAGATCAAGAAGAACTGGACCGAGGCCGTACAGCGAGCGCTTGAGGGTGGCGCGGCAGCGCCGGCGGCCCCATGATCCGCACGGTCGCCCGGGCCTTCGACTTCGCCTTCGGGGAGGCCGGCTACGCCTTCTCCGACGCGGCCAAGGTCCACCTCGACCCGGCCCGGCACGGGCTGGAGCTGCGCCCGGCGGCAGACGGGACCTACCCCCTGACCGCGAACCTCTGGGGTCGGACCCCGACGCTCAACCCGGAGGCGGTGCGGGCCTGGCGGGGACTCGACCTGGAGTACGCCACGCCGGTCGGCCCGGCCGGGCAGGCGGCGACCTCGGTGCGCCTGCGGCTCTACGACGGGGCGGTCGACCGCTACTGGAACGGGGCGGCCTGGGCGGCGGCCGGGGCGGGCAACTGGAACACCCTGGCCGAGGCCCAGGACCACTTTGCCACCTTCCCCCTGACCAACCGCCGGCTGGCCCTGACCCTGGGGCTGGCGACTACCAACCCGACCCTGACCCCGAGGGTCGCCCGGGCTGCTCTGCTCTACGACGTGGAGCTGGGGAGCGGAGTCGAGGATGCCGTCCTGCGCACCCTGCTCCGGGCCCTACGGGAACGGCTGCGGCCAGAGGCGGACGTGACCGTCCGCTGGCCCGGGGGCGTGCAGTACAACTTCGGCTCCCTCGACCTGGAGGAACCCCCGGGCAAGGACCGCGCCCCGGTGGCGGCCTACGACCTGACCGCCGATCCCGGGCTCACCACCAACCTGTTCGCCAGCTACGTCGGAGGCATCCTGACCCTGACCGCCGACCCCGGCGCCGGGCACAATGTCCTCCTGCGGGTGGCCTACACCCCCCACGTCGCTCTGGCGACCTCGCCGGACTTCGACGAGGTGGCGGGGCTGCCGGCGATCCTGGGCGAGCGGGTAGCCGAGGTCCTGGTGGGGGAGGGCATTGGCCCGGAGGCCGCGATCCGGCGCTCCGACCACAGCGCCTGGTCCCTGGGCGCCCCCCGCCAGGTCCGCTACGAGGTCGGGTTGCGGGTGGTCGCCTCCCGGCTGCTCGACCTGCTCCGGCTGGGCGAAGCCCTGGAGGCTTCCCTCCGGGCAAGTCCTCTGGTACGCTCTGCGGCGCTCGACGTGCAGTACGCAGTCACCGTCTCCGAACCCCTCTCCCTGGCGCCCCGCACCGGCGAGGCCCTGGTCCATGAAGGGGGGTTGGCCCTGGCGCTGCGCGGCGTCGAGCTGTGGTACCGGACCCCGGTGGCCGGCGCCGGGGTCAAGCGCCTGGTGCTCGGCGGAGACCTCGCCGGCGCCATCGAGTAGGAGGCCGCGATGGGTGTCACACGGCGGTTCGGTCCGGTTCAGGGCGCAGGCGTGGCAGTGGTGGAGCGGGAGCCCGAGGAGGGAATCCAGGCGTCCGCCCTGGGCGTGGCGGCCCTGTTCGGCCAGTTCGAGCGGGGGGACGTTTCGACGGTGGCCTCCCCGAAGCTGAACCGGGTCTCCGGGCTGGCCGGCTTCACCCGCATGCTGGGCGGCCGCATCGCCGCTTCGGTCGCCCCCGACGTGGCGCAGGACTACTGGGCCCACGGCGAGGGAGCAGGCGAGCTGGTCTGCGTGCGCCTGACCGACGGGAGCGAGCTGACCGCCGAGCTGACCCTCTTCAACCGGAAGTGGGGCACCGACTGGCATGCCCCGGCCTCTGCCAAGGGCAACGAGGCCCAGCTCAAGCGGGCGGTCCTGAAGGTGACCGCCCGCAACGCCGGGGCCTGGGGCGGCAAGCGGCGGACGCTCTGCGGCGAGTTCGGGGGCGGCGAGCTGACCGAGACCACCCTGGCGACCGGCCAGACCCTCAAGGTGAACGAGCTGGCCGGCGCCACCCTGGCCCTGGGTGGCGTCGCCTTCCGCACCTACGAGGTCCTGTCCAATACCGCCGCCGGCGTGGCCACGGTCAAGGCCGGCGCGACCATGGTAACCGACCTCGGGCTGTCGGCCGACAAGGAGTGGCGCATCACCCTGGACAACGGCATCGCCGTGGCCGGGGGGCGCAAGGCCCTGGGGGTCAAGGTGGTCGGCGCGGAGGTCGAGCCCACCCTCAACTTCGGGCTGGAGGTCTACCTCGACGGGGTCCTGACCGACCGCTACCCGACCCTCTCGATGGACCCGGCGAGCCAGTACTACGTCGAGAAGGTGCTGGCGGCCGACGACGACGCCCTGATCGCCGTCAACGACCTCTGGAAGCTGACCGGGGAGCCGGTCGAGCCGGACACCCGGCCGGCGAACTTCCACGGCCGCCTGACCGCGGTGGACGCCACCACGGCCACGGTCGAGTGCGTGCAGGCCATCCAGGTCGACTCGGCCAACGTTCGCCTGGTCGCCGTGCGCTACCCGGCCGCCCCGGCCCTGGTCCCGCACCGGCTCACCTTCACCTGGGTCCTGGCGGACACGAAGTACACGGTGGCGGCGGCCGCCCTGGCCCGGCCGGGCGTGATCCTGACCGACCTCCCCGACTTCACCGTGGGGGCCGGCGAACAGCTCGGCAAGGACTACGACCCGGGCTACCCCTTCACCGTGGGGCTGCGCCTGGACCACGCCGCCTCTCCGGTCAACGGCACGAAGATCATCCTCGACGCGCTGCCCCTGGACGCCGCGGCCATCGCCGGCGGCGAGCTGGTCCCCAACGCGGCGAACCCCTACCGCAAGCTGCGCGTCCGGTCCGCCACCCACCGGGTCCTGACCGTCGAGTCCGGGGACCCCTCGGTGCTCGGGACCGGCTCCACGGCGGGCGCGGTCACCGGCACCATCGCCGAGCCCTACGCCATCGTGGTCGGGGTCAACGACGCGATGCGCATCGCGGTGGACGGCCGCAAGACCGTCGCCGTGATCCTGGCGCCCGACGCGGCGAAGACGGCCGCCGCGGTCGCCCTCGACATCAACGCCGCCTTCGACGCCATCTTCCCGGCCGGGACCCTGCACCCGGCCACGGCGGTCGCCGGCCGGGTGGTCCTGACCTCGCCCGGCGGCTTCTCCGCCGGCGGCCCGGCGTCGACCGTGGAGCTGGTCGACGCGCCCCAGAACGCCTACGCCACCCTCGGCATGGCGGTGGGGCTGGTCCGGGGCACGGCCGGGTCGGAGGCCGACGTGGGGTGGCTGGACGAGCCGGCGAACGGCTTCGACGGCGGGACGCCCGCCGACCAGAAGTACCTCGACGCCCTGTCCCTCGCCGACACCCCGCTCCGCCAGCTCGCGGACCAGGGCAAGGGCGTGATCCAGTTCGCCTGCCCCGGGACCACCGCGACCGCCGTGCAGAAGCAGATGATCGCCCTGGCCGAGGGGATGAACTACTACGCCCACCTGCTGCTCCCGGCCGCCACGACCACCGAGCAGGCGGCGGTCGACCTGATCAACACCACCATCGGGCGGAGCGACTTCGCCGCCACCTACTTCCCGAGCTACGGCTACGTCAACGACCCCGACCGGGACGGGGTGCTCAAGCTGATCCCCCTGGTCGGCATGGTCCTGGGGCGGGACGCCCTCTACGCCCGCCGCTACGGGGGCTACCACCGGCCGGCGGCCGGGATCGACGCCACCCTGCCCCGGGTGGTCAAGCTCCCCACCGGGGACACGGTGCTCAACGAGGAGATCCTGAACCCCCAGGGTCTCAATGTGGTCAAGAAGCTCCGGGGCAACTTCGTGCTCTGGGGCGCCCGGGGCCTGGCGAAGACCTCCGCCTTCCGCTTCCGGGCGCACCGGCTCCAGCTCTCCCACTACGAGTGGGTCTTCCGCGGGGCCTTCGACTGGGTGATCTTCCTGCTCAACACCGCCGCCCTCTGGGCGCAGCTCGTCTCCGCCTTCAAGGGCTACTTCGCCAGCGAGTTCGCCAAGGGCGCGGTCTACGGCGTCGACCTGGACGACGCGGTGACGGTCAAGATCGACGCCGAGAACAACCCGCCCGCCAGCATGGCGGCCGGGGACCTGAACGCCGAGATCGGGCTGCGGCTGCCCGACGTGGTGGAGCGGTTCGTCGTCACCGTCGGCAAGCGGGGCGTCTACGAGGGCGTCTCCGCCTAGCTCGGAGGGGAGGAAGAAGCATGCCAGCGAAGGGCACCATCAAGCCGGACCACATCCCGGTCAACAAGTTCATGCTGCTCGTCGCCGGGCTCCCGCCCCTGACCATCCTCAAGGTGGCCGGCATCGAGGAGGAGCTGGAGACCGTCGACCTGCCCGACCGCACCCGGGCCTCCGGCGGGAACACGAAGCCGTCGACCTTCGACGTGACCACGCCCCTGCACCATGTCGTCGAGCAGGCAGCCTGGGAGGCGTGGTACAAGGAGGCGCAGGACCCGACCTGGCCGACCGCGAAGAAGGTCGGCACCCTGGTCCTCCAGAGCATCTCGGGGGCGGTCTTCCGCTCCTTCTCCCTGCTCGGGGTCTTCGTCCACAAGCGGGCGCTCCCCGAGCTGGACATGGCCAACGAGGGCGAGCTGGCAACCGTGGTCTGGACCCTCTCGGCCGACGACGTGCTGCCGGTCTAGCCGCCGGCGGCCAGCGCTCCACAAGCCCGGCCACCGGGCATCTGGGAGGCGCCGCATGCCCCACCTCAAGACCCTCGACGACCTGGGACCTTCGCTGCCGGTAGGCATCGAGGGGCCTGCCGGCGACCGGCTGCTCGACTACTCCTTCCGCCCCTGGCGGACCTCGACCGAGCTGGCGGTCAGCAAGGTGCGGGACCGGGAGCGGACCCTCACCCCGGCGCAGACCGTCTCGGTGGTCCTGGCCCACCTCCTGCGGACCTGGGGCGGCCTGGACTTCGACCGGCTCACCGAGGGCGAGCGGCGCCTGGCCTTGGCCCGGGCCTACGCCGCCGACGTATACGTGGCCTGGGTGCAGCTCCGCCGACAGGTCCTTGGCAACGAGTACGAGCAGCGGGTCACCTGCGGCTTTTGCCGGCACGCCTTCGTCTACGCGGTGGACCTGGGCTCCCTGGAGGTCCGGGCACTGGACTCGGACGAGGAGGTCTCCCGGCCGGCGCTGCTCCGGGACGGGCTGCTCTACCAGGGGCAGGAGCGGCGAGTTCTGACCCTGCGGCCGGTGGCCTGGGCCACCTACGAGGGCATGGCGGCGACCTTCGACGTGGCTCGCCTCAAGCTGGGCGTCCTGGCCGGGGCCATCTGGGGGATCGAGGGAGCGGACCGGAACCCGGTCCGCCTGGTCCCCGAGCAGATCGACCTCACCAAGCGGGACCTGGAGGCGCTGGTCCGGGCCATCGACGACGAGGAGCCCGGCCCCAACCTGGCCCTCGACCTGGCCTGCCCGAGCTGCGGAACGCCCATCCGGCAGGCGCTCTCCTGGGTCTACGACCCTTTCTTCTCGGCCCGGGCCTCTGGGACTGGCCCGCGGCCGACGCCGTCCGGGAAGAGCTGTTCGTCCTCGCCTACGCGGTTCCCGGAGCCCGACTCGACCTCGATGCCTGCACCCCCGAGGACCGACGGCACTACCTCCGGCTGCTCGTAGCCCAGAAGGAGCGAGAGGAGAGCGCCTTGCGGAAGGCCAGCGGCAAGCGGTAGGGTGGGGCGATGGACCGGCTCGGCATCGGCGCCATCCTGGAGTTCTCGGCGGGCACGGCAGTCGCCGAGATGCTCGCCGCCGGGCGCCACGTCGAGGCCCTGAAGACCGGGTTCCGCTCCCTGGGAGCGGGCACCGCCCAGGTTTTCGGCGGCCTGATGCAGGGGCTCATGATGGTTGCTCCGGCCCTGCTCGCGGTCAAGGCGGCCGCAGCCGGGGCGGTGGTCAAGTTCGCCCTGTTCGAGGAGGGCCTGGCGAAGATCGGGACCCTGCTCCCGGGCGGGACCCGGCAGGCCACCGAGTACGCCGACGCCATGAAGGCCCTGGCGATCACCTACGGACAAGGGCTGGCGGTGATCGGCGAGGGGGTCTTCCAAGCGATCTCCGCTTCGGTCAAGGCGGAGGAGTCCACCGCCTTCATGCACGTCGCGGCCCAGACCGCGGCCGCCGGCTTCACCGACATCAAGACCTCGGTGGATGCCCTGACGAACGTCATCAACGCCTACGGCGCCGCCCTGGGCACGAACGCCACCGCGGCGGAGAAGGCGACCCGCATCGCGGACGCGATGTTCACCGCCAACCGGGAGGGCAAGACCACCGTCGACGAGCTGTCCCGCTACCTGGGCCAGGTCGTCTCCACCACGGCGCAGGCGAAGATCCCCTTCGAGGAGCTGACCGCGGCCATCGCCGCCCTGACCAAGACCGGCCTCAACACCGCGATGTCGGTCACGTCCATCAACCAGGCCATCCTCGCCTTCGTCTCCCCGAGCAAACAGGCCAAGGAAGCGGCGGCCCGCTTCGGGGTGGACCTGTCCGCGGCCACCCTGGCAAGCCGGGGGCTCCAGGGGGCGCTCGCCCTGGTCAAGAGCAAGATCGGCGGAAGCATCGAGGCGATGGCGCAGTTCTTCCCCGAGGTCCGGGCACTGCGCGGCGCCCTGGTCCTGGCCGGCGAGGGGGCGGCCGACTTCGCCAACATCCTGCGCCTTACCCGGGAGGAGAGCGGCATCACCACCCAGAAGTTCGCCGACGTGGCGCAGGGGATCACCTTCCAGTTCCAGCGGGTCCTCCGGGCTGGCGAGGTGGCGGCGGTGGACGTGGGCGAGGCGATCTTCCGGGGGCTGGCGATCAAGCCCCAGGAGGCGGGCGACCGCCTGGTCGCTCTCTTCGGCCGGCTGGGGGAGAAGGTCGAGGGCTTCGTGGCCCTGGTCAAGCGCGGCTTCGCCGAGCTGGGGCTGCCCGAGAAGCTGAAGGCGGCCCGGGAAGGCTTCGAGCGGCTGGGCGCGGCCATCGACGAAGCGTTCGGGAGCGAGGCCGCAGGGCGAGCCGCGGCCATCGCCGCCGCCCTGGGGACCCTGGCCGCGGTGGCCGCGCCCGCGGCCCTGGCCCTGCTCCCCCTGGGTATGGGGCTCTCCAGCCTGGTCACCGTCGGGAGCGGCCTCTCCACCATGATCTCCGGGCTGGTCGGGGTGCTGGGTGGCGCCGCCGGCCTGCTCTCGGGGCCGGTGCTGATCGGGATCGCCGCGGTGGCGGGGGCCATCGCCGCCTTCGCCCTGAACGCTGGCGGCCTGCGAGACGCCGTGATGGACCTGGTCGGGGCAGTGCTGGAGGCCGCCAAGCCGGCTTGGGAGGCTCTGCTCGGGGTCTGGACCGCGCTCCGGCCGCACCTGGAGATCCTGGTCGCCGTGCTCGGGTCTGCCCTGACCCCGGTGGTCCAGCTTCTGACCCCCATCGTTAGCTTCCTGGTCGACACCGTTGCCCGCTGGGCGCGGGCGCTGGGAGCGCTGCTGACCTTCCTTCAGCCCGTGAGCGCCCTGGTCGGGACCGTGTTGGTGGTCGCCTTCAAGGGGCTGGGCGTAGTCCTTGACGCCACCATCATCCCGGCCTTCGAGGCGCTCCGCTTCTGCCTGGGGTGGGTCTTCGACAAGCTCATGGGGATCATCGGGGCGATCAACGAGGTCCTCCGCCTGGGCGGCCTGCTCGGCCAGAGCAAGGGGCTCCTGGCGTTGAGCCAGGTGACCATCGGCGGGGCCCGCCCCGGCATGCCGGCACCATCGCCGGCCCTGGCCCCGGCCGCGGCGACCGCGGTGGCCGAAGCCAAGGGGTCCGAGGTCAAGGCGGCCGCGGTGGCGGCGGGCATGGCCGCGGTCGCCCCGCCTCCGGCCCAGGTCACGGTCGAGAACCGGGTGAGCCTCGACGGAAGGGAAGTGGCCGCGGCGACTTCCCGGGCGCAGCTTGAGATCACCGAGCGAGCCGGGGCCCGGCTCACGCCCTGGCAACGGCGGCAGATCGTCGCCGGGGGCCTGACCCTGGCGGCGGCGAGGTAGGCCATGAGCGTCCTCCGGGGCGGCTCGCACAGGATGGCGGTCTGGACCCTGGTCCACTTGGACGGCTTGCGCCGGGGGAGCATCGTCGACGGGCAGTATGCCTGCGAGGGCTACACCGAGCGGCTGGGCGCGGCCTGGGCCGAGGTTCCTCTGCCGCAGCGGGCGCCGGCCTGGCAGTGGACCCGGGCCGAGGCCGAGGGGGCAACCTTCATCGCCCGCTTCTGGGCACCGAACGCGACCCTGATCGAGCGGCAGCGCATCCTCGACCGGGTGGCCGCCCTGCGAGAAGCGGTGCGCTCCGACCCGACCCTCGGCCGGCCGCCCCGGATGCGCTTCACCTGGGGCAGCCTGGGCTACGACTGCGTGGTCGCCGGGGTGGGGGACCTGCGCTACGAGGAGCTGTGGTCGGACGGCTCGCCGAAGGCCGTGACCTGCCGGGTAGAGCTGATCCGCTACGCCGACCCGCCGGCCCTGGAGCCGACCGACCTGGCGGCCCCCGAGCACCTGTCCCGCTACCGGCCCATGCTGGAGGGCGGGACCTACGAGACGATGGCCCTGAAGGAGTGGGACAACCCCTCGCTGGGCGTGCTGCTCCGCCAGGAGAACGACCTGGCCTTCCCGCCGGCCGGCACCATCGTCCGCTGCCCGGCCGCTGACCACTTCACCGGGAAGGCCCTGCGGCCGGTCGCCTACGCCCTGTCCGACGCCGAGCCGGCGGTGGCGGCCCGGAACGCCCTGCTCGACGCCCGGGGCGGGGCGGTCGAGGTCGCCTACCTGTGACCGACCTGATGGCCCCGGCCTTCGCCCTGCGGGTCGAGGGCGGCCGCCTGGGCGAAGACGTGACCCGCCGAGTGCTGGGTGTGCGCTGGGAGCACACCCTGGACCTGGCCGCGTGCCTGGAGGTCGCGCTCGACGACACCGGGCACACCCTCTCCGATGGCAAGTGGTTCGCCCCCGGCAACGAGCTGGAGCTGTACCTGGGCTACGGCACCGAGCTGACCTTCGTCGGCCGGGGCGAGATCATGCGCCACCTGCCGACCTACCCCCGGGACGGGGCCCCGACCCTGCGGGTCCGGGCCTATGACCGGGGCTTCCGGCTGGGCCTGGCCCAGACCGAGGTGACCGGCGGCCGGAGCGACCGGCCGAAGCGCAAGCCCGGAGCGCAGGCGGGCCGGGTCCACAAGGGAGAGCTGGGCCGGGTGGTGGGCGAGTTGCTGGACGCCCACGGCATCACCCCGCTGGTCGACCCCGAGCTGGTCGGCGAGCGGGTGACCTACGTGCAGAAGAAGGGCACCACCGACCTCCAGTTCCTCCGGGCACTGGCCCGGCTCTGGGGAGCCGAGCTGGCGGTCGAGTGGGAGCCGGACTCGACGAGCTGGGTGGGCTACTTCCTCAAGCCCGGCCGGCGGCCGCAGACCGAGCGCTACACCTTCCGCTGGGGCGACGGCGACCGCACCACCCTGCTCGCGGTGGAGCTGGAGTTCGGCACGCCGGAAGGGGCGACCGACCTCGAAGCCTACGTCTGGGACCGGGCGGCGGGCGAGTGGCGAGCGCTCCGGGAGGCCAAGTACACCGCCGGCCGCTCGGAGAAGGCCGAGCCTGGGAGCGTGGCCGAGAGCCCGGCCCTGGGGCGGCATGCCCGAGCCGGGTCCACCGTGGACCCGATCACCTCGGCCACCCGGCTGCTCCTGGCGGTCCGGGGACAGAGCGTCGAGGTGCTGACCCGACCGTTCCAGAACGCGGCCCAGGCGCAGCGCTTCGCCCTGGACTGGTGGGCGCAGCACCGGGACGCCTTCGTGTCGGCCCGGGGCCTACTCCCCGGGGTCGAGACCCTGCGAGCTGGTCAGACGCACCGGCTGGAGGGCCTGGGGGTGCGCCACGACGGGGACTACTACCTGACCCGAGTCGAGCACCGCTGGGAGCCCGGCTCCGGCTACCTGGTGAGCTTCGATGGCCACAAGGTGCTGACCGAGTGAGGCTCGACTACCGGGACGTGACCGAGGGCACGGTCACCGACATCGCCGACCCGGAGCGGCGGGGCCGCATCCGGGCGACGGCGCCGGCCCTGCTCGGGGATGGCCTGGAGCTGCCCGACTGGATCGAGCCGACCTTCCCCTTCGCCGGCCCGGGCTGCGGCCTGTTCCTGGTGCCCCCGGTAGGAGCGGCCGTCGAGCTGGAGCACGTGGTCGGGGCCGCCGACGACGACGTGCCCGGGACTGCTCCCCTGCTCAACCCGCAGTACCGCTGGCGGGCGGGGCTCTGGCGCAGCACCGCCGATGTGCCCGAGGACTTCCTGCGGGACTACCCCCGCCGGCTGGGCCTGCGCTCGCCGGGCGGGGCGACGGTGGTGCTCGACGACGCTGGCTCCCGGCTCATCCTCAAGGCCGGCACCCTGCGCCTGGGCGCCGACAATGCGGCCGAGCCCCTGGTGCTGGGCGAGGTCTTCCTGGCCTTCATGGGAAGCTTCATCGACTACTTCCTGGGGCACTTCCATGCCACGTCGGGCGGTCCCTCCGGCCCTCCCGACCCGGCGACGGTCGCCGGCATGCAGGCGCTCAAGGCATCCGACGTGACCGGCCGAGCGCTGGTGTCGGACGAGAGCTTCGCCCGCAAGGGAGGCCCCTGATGCTCAACCCCGCCAGCCTGGAGGCGGCCCTGGAGGCGGCGCTCCTGGCGTTCTTGACCAACGCCGAGGCGGTGGCCAAGCTCAAGGTGCTGGAGGCGTTCGAGCACGGCATGACGTTCACCGACCCCGGCTCCGGGGCCCAGGCCCGCGAGGAGGTGGCCGAGCGCATCGCCGCCAGCTTCACCGCCGACGTGGCGGCCGCAGGCCACGTCGGCACCCTGGCAACCGCCCTGGCCGCCGCCGTGGATGCCTTCGTGCGGCCGGCCGTGGTGACGGTGCTCCCGCTCGACCTGGGGCTCCAGACCAGCACCCCGCCGGGCTCCCCGACCGCGGGACCCGCGGCGCCGGCAACCATCACCGGGGGCCTGTCGTGACCGGCCTGGCCATTCCCGTCCGGGCGGCCCAGGGCCGGGTGGTGCTGGAGTCCGGCGAGCGGCAGCTTGCGAAGATCATCTCCCTCGCCCTGCTCGACGGCGACAGCGACCACCCCTACGGCGACGACGCCGGCACCGACAGCCCGGTCTTCGGGCTGCGCACCCCGGCGCTGGAGGCCCTCTACCGCCACCGCGTCGAGGGCCACTTTGCCCGGCTGGAGGCGGGCCATCGGGCCCGGCTGCTCTCCCTCGACTTCCCCGGGGCGGCCGCGGGCGAGCTGCGGGTGGCGGTACGCTACGTGAACCTGGAGACCGACCGGGAAGGCGAGGTCGTCCAGACGATTCGGAGGGCCTGATGCCGACCGTCTCGCCGCCCGGGCTGCGCTACAGCGGCCTCTACTACCCCGAGCTGCTCCAGGATCTCCTCGTCTGGCGCCGGGCCAACCTCCCCGAGCTGGACGACGAGGACCCGAACGAGCCGCTGATCCAGCTTCTCCGGGCCTTCGCCCTGACGGGCCACTACAGCAACGTCCTGATCGACCATGTAGCCCAGGAGTGCCTGCTCCCGACTGCCCGTCTGCGGGAGAGCGTCCGGGGGCTGCTCGCGCTCATCGGCTACCGCCTGCGGCAGCCGTCTCCGTCCAGCCTCGACCTGCTGCTCAAGCTGGCCGCACCCCTGACCGCGGCTACTTCCTTCCCGGCCCGGATGCGCTTCGGTACGCAGCCGGCCGGCGATGCCGCGGCGGTGGTCTTCGAGAGCGGGGCCGCGGCCCTGACCGTGGCCCGCACCGACCGGCTCACGCAGGCGTGGGAGTACGACGCCAGCGGGCCGACCTGGACCGACCGCACCGCCGCCCTCAACGGGCTGGCCGGGCCCTTCGATCCCTGGGGCGGAGTGCCGGCCGCCGGCGACTGCCTCTACCTGGGGCACAGCGGGGCGCTCTGGGACGAGGTGGTCCTGACCCTTGCCGCCCTGGGCGACCTGTTCACTGTGCCTGGCTGGTACGTCTGGGAGTACTACGACGGCCAGCTTGACCGGGCCTACCCGACCGGGGTAGCCGACCTGGGCGGAGGGCAGCTCCGCTTCGACCTGACTGGCCTGCTCGGCGCCGTCACCCGAGCCGGAGCCCAGGTCCAGGTCCGCTGCCGGGTCACCGGCAAGGCCGCGACCGTCGCCTCTGCCTGGGTGGGCGGCAAGAACACCGCCACCACCACCTACCTCGGCCAGGGCGCCCCCTCCCTGCTCGCCGCCGACTACCTGGTGGGGGCGGCCTGGCGGGAGCCGGCCGCGGTCGCCGAGACGGTCGACGGGCTGGCCCGCACCCTGCGCTACGACCTGCCCGAGGGTCTGCTCCGGCGCTGGCAGACCGCCGCGGTCAACGGGACCACCGCCTACTGGCTGCGGCTGCGGGTGGTGGGGGGCTGCGCCGCTCTGGACTCGCCGCAGCCTTCCCGGGCGCGGATCGAGGGCCGGGGTCAGTGGCTCAAGATGCTGGGTACGCAGGGGGAGAGCGCCAGCGATGATCCGGCCGGGACCTCTTCCGGCCTGGCCGACCAGACCTTCACCACCGTCGAAGACGACGTGATCGAGGGCACCCTCGCAGCCTACGCCGACGAGGGCGCCGGCGACGTGGCCTACGCGGTGGTCGACGACTTCCTGGCCTCCGACTCGGAGGACCGGCACGTGGCCGTCGCGTTCGACGCCGACGGCCGAGCGACCGTCACCTTCGGGGACGGCACCAGCGGGCGCATCCCGCCGGCGGGCAGCGTGATCCGGCTCGACTACCGCCACGGAGCGAGCCCCGACGGCAACGTTGGCGCGGGCGAGGTGACGGTCAACCGGACCGGCGCGGCCTACGTCACCCTCGTCTCCAATCCCCGGCCGGGCGAGGGGTGGCAGGCGGCCGACGGGGCCGATGCCGCCGACCTGGCCCGGGTCAAGGTGGCCGGGCCGGCCTCCCTGCGCAACCTGGGCCGGGCCCTGACGGTTGAGGACGTGGACGCCCTGGCGGTCGAGTTCGCCGCGGCCGACGGGACCCGGCCCTGTTCCCGGGCCTACGGCATCGAGGAGGCCCTGGGGCCGAAGACGGTCAAGGTCCTGGCGGTCGGCACCGGGGGCGACGCGGTGCCCGACGAGTTGCTCGCCGAGATGGACCTCTACTTCAACGGCGACCGGGCCTCCGGCGAGCCGGGGCTGCTGGTGCTCGGCACCGAGGCCACCTGCGCGAACTACACCCCGCACCCCGTCGACGTGACCGCCACCCTGACCGGGGGCAGCGTGGCCAAGGCGGTCGCCGCCCTCCAGGCGTTCCTCAACGCTCTGGCGGTCGACGCCGACGGGAACTACGTCCACGCCTTCGGGGGCACGGTCTACCGGGAGCGGCTGGTCGCCGAGCTGTTCGCCGCCGACCCCCTGGTCCGCAACGTGGTCCTGACCCTGCCGGCCGCCGACGTAGTGCTTGGCGCCGAAGAGCTGCCGGCGGTCGGGACCCTGACGGTCGTGGTGGCCTAGCGTGGACGCCTTCGAGCTGGCGGCCCGGGAGCCCCCCGACGCGACCGCGCCGAGCGAGCGGTTCCTCGGGGTGCCCGAACCGACCGACGTGGCGCCCGGCACCCTCTGGCCCTTCCTGCCGGGGGCTCTGCGGGAGCTGGACGACTCGCAGGGCAACGGCTTCCTGCGCCGCTACCTGCTCCGAGCCGGCGTCCTGTGGTCCCGCTGGCAGCGGAAGACCTGGCGGCTGCCGCTGCTCCAGCGGCCGGCCAACGTCCCGCCCGAGGTTCTTGATCACCTGCGGGCGCTGGTGGGCTTCGGGCGCGGTTCCGGCCTGCCCGACCGGATCGCCTCCCGGCTGGACGCGGCGACCCTGCGCAAGCTCTGCAAGCTGGCGGTCCCCTACTGGGCCCGGCGAGGCCGACGAGATGCCCTGGAGGACAGTATCCGCACCCTGACCGGGGTGCGGCCCCTGGTGGTCCCCTGGCACGAGCTGCGCAACCTTCTCGACGAGGCGGTGCTGGGCGAAGAAGGCGGCCCGGCCGACCTCTGGATGGTCCACGACCACGTGGCCGAGGTCGGCCCCGGCGACGCCGACGGCGAGGTCCAAGTCCTTCTCCGGGTGCCCGACCCGGCCGGGACCCTCGACCGCGCCCTGGTGCAGGACCTCGCCGAGCTGGCCCGGCCCCTCTGCGACCGCTACGAGCTGGCCTTCGTGGACTTCCTCGACTCCTTCTACGACGGCCGGCTGGGGCACTGGGCCACCGGCGCCGGCGACCCGGCGCCCTGGGCGCCAGGCGAACCCGGCGACCCCGCGCTCTACCCGGGCCTGCTCCTGGGGCCCGGCTGCCTGGAGGCCGCGGTCACGCCCCTGTCCGCCGGCTGGACCGACTACATCTGGCAGGCCCTCGTCCGGCTGGAGGGGAACGCGGCGGTCGGGGAGCTGCGCTTCTACGTGCAGGCCAACCCGTTCAACCACTACTTCGTCGAGGTTGCCCTGGGTATCCTGCGCCTCTGGCGCTCCGGCCCGGGGCCGGGGCCGGCGCTGCTCGACTCGGCGGCGGTCGCCACGTACCCGGGCGTTTACGCCGCCCGCATCGACGTTGCCCCGCTGGGTGGCGGCGGCAACCTGCTCCGGGTCTGGTGGGACGGCGTGCTCGTCCTGGAGCACGCCGGCGACGCGAACTACTCGCAGGGCGGGGTGGCGGTAGCCAACGCGGGCACCGACGCCCTGCGCCTGATGCGCACCGAGCTGTACCAGCGGCCGCTTGCGACCGTGACCCTGGCCCCGTAGGAGGTCCCCGTGCCGACCGGCTCCCGCTACGCCAACTTCGTCGCCAAGCGCCTCCTCGGGGTCCCGCAGCTCAAGGACCACTTCCTCGACTACCTGACCGCCCGGGTGGCCGAGGCGTTGCAGCGGCTCTACCCGACCAGCGGACTCGACCGGGCGGTCTCCTTCGGGCTGGGCGCCGCCGACGTTTTCTCCCTGGCCCCGCTCGGGCTCTCCGCCTTCGACAACGCCGGCAACGTGGTCGCCCCGCCGAACGCCCTGGTGCAGGCCGTGCCCTTCGAGAACGCGGCCACGATCAACTACCAGGTCGGCGTCGAGTACGCCCGGCGCCCCTACGAGGCGGAGACCAACCCCCGGACCGGCGCTGCCCTCTACACCGCCTGGGAGGACAGCCTGGGCCGGGACGGGGCGCCCTCGTCGGTGGCATGGGACCCGGGGCTCGGCAAGCTGACCTTCGGGCTGAACTCGGTCTGCGAGGCCGGCGTAAGCCACGCCGGCCGGACCGCGGTGGTGTGGCTGAACACCCCGGCCTCCCCGGTCGCCGCCACGGCCATCGTCTCCGGCCTGGTCACCTGGGCCGGCGGCGAGAACCGGCTGGTGGTCACCGGCAAGCTGGGGCAGAGCGGGTCGCCGTCGGTCAACCCCGCCCACTACACGGTCCTCCTGCTCGGGCTCACCGTCCGCCGCAACGAGGACCTGACCCTGCTCCCCAACGTCGCCTACGTCGGCAAGGTCGTCGGCGGCGGCCCCGGCAACCCGCCGGCGGGCCAGGACCTCACCGGGCAGTTCGTCTACTTCCTGGGCGCGGCCGGGCTCAATGAGGTCCTGGAGTTCGACGGCGCCGGGCACGTCAAGGTCCGGGTGAAGCGGTGGGCGGGCGAGGCCGGCGACGCCCGGCAGATCAGCGTGATCGACGAGGCCGGCAATGTCCTCTTCCGGGTCGAGGCCGACGGCGACCTGCGGGCGGGACACGCCGGCCTGGCCGCGAGCCCGAAGCTCCGCCTGGTCGAACAGCACGGCGAGGGCACCCTTGGGACCGACGCCAACGTCCTGATCCTCCGCAACGCCATCGTCGGGGGTGGCATCCAGCTCACCACCCAGAAACAGGAGAGCGCCGGCTTCCGGGGCCTGGTCCTGCTCGGCGGCTACGAGGAGACCGTGGTGTCCTCGCCCGATGCCGAGATGCTGCTCGGCGACACCCACACGCCGCTCCTGGTGCCCCTCTCCGGGGCCCCGGCCAACGAGAGCCAGCTCAAGGGGGCGAGCCCGGGCAACCTGCTCGGCGCCCTCAACTGCGTGCCTACCGGAGTCGAGAACGCCCAGGGGTCGGTCCTGGTCGAGGGCGCCAGCGGGGCCGGCTCCGGCGCCGGGAAGTTCACCGTCTCCCAGGGCGGGTTCGTGATCGACGGCTGCTACCGCTGGATGGAGGAGTACCAGTTCACCGGCATCCCGGCCGGGGCCACCCGCTACGTCGGGCTGGACGTGAGCGGGGTCGCCTACGCCATCGGCGCCAACATCTCCAGCTTCCAGGCCGAGGACGTGCTGCTCTGGCGCTTCCAGACCGACGGCGCCGGAAACCCGATCAACCTGGTGGACCTGCGCCGGCCGCTCTACCGGGACGGGAAGCGGGTGACCTTGACCGTCGGTCCCTCCGGCACCCCGACCATGTTCCGCACCATCGGCAAGGCGGTCGCCTGCATCGGCGAGCTGCGCTCCCCCCTGGCGGGGACCGGCGACACCCGGGGCTTCGAGGTGCTGGTGGTGGGGCCGACCGACGAGGGCACAAGCCCGGTGGTCCTGCCCTGCTCCGGCATCACCATCCGGGGCCTGTCCAAGGAGCGGGCCCGGATCACCTTCACCGCCCTCAACGGCGGCCTCTTCAACCTCAACGGCAAGGACGACCTGGCCTTCCGGGATCTGACGCTGGTGGCGGACGGAGGCGCCCCCGGCGCGGCGGACCCTCCCAAGGTAGGCTTCTACCACACCGGGGCCGGCACCTACTGCGACCGGGTCTGCATCGAGAACGTGGACCTGGTGCAGGACGGGGGAGGCGACTACTGGAACGGCGTCCTCTGGAGCGACTCCGGCGGCCTGCGGGACTGCCTCCTCGACGGGGTGCGGAGCAGCGTCGTCCGGGACTTCGGGGTGGTGGTCGCCGAAGCCTCCCGCTGCACCCTGCGGGGCTGCTACTTCGCGGCCGCCAGCACGCCGTTGCGGGCGGCGGGCGAGCTGGATGGCGTACTCATCAAGGGCGGGGGGTACTGCCAGATCGAGGGCTGCCGCCTGACCCTCTTCGCCGAGCACGCCGTCTCCCTGGAGGGTGCTTCCCAGGCGTGCTGTGTCCAGGGCTGCTACAGCAGCGAGACCGGCACGCCGGCCTACGAGGCCACGACCGCGACCCTGCGCCATCGCTTCATCGGCAACGTCGCCGGGCAGGTTGGCCCGGCCGCGGGGACGGTCCCCTGCATCACCGTGGATGGGCAGCGCTGCGTGGTCCTGGGCAACGTCCTCCAGCCGAACGCCGGGGCCGCCATCAAGGTCGGGGTGCGCTTCGAGGTCAACTCGGTAGGTTGCACCGCCCTGGGCAACACCACCGATGCTGCGCCTTCGGTGCCCGTCTCCGACGGCGGCGCCGGCAACCTCTGGCAGACCGCCACCGACGGGGACCCGCTCAATGCCTAGCCCTCCGCCCGACCTCTGGAGTCCGAAGGCCACCAGCTTCTCCCGGAGTCTGCGGAAGCTCGGCGCCCGGGGAACGATGCCGCAGGCGGTGGTGGTCCACACCACCGGCTCCGGCATCCTGGTCGCCGCCCTCAAGGAAGGGCGGGACCCGCTGGCCTACGCCGCGGCCTACTACGCTCGGCCCGACAGCTTCACCTCGGGCTACCTGGTGGGCCACGAGGGGGAAGTGGTGGGGCTGGTGCCCGACAACCTCATCGCCTGCCACGCCGGGGTGGGGCAGGGCCGGGCGGCGCTCTACGCCCGGGGCCAGGCTCACTGGACCCGGCTCGCCGGCGGGGCCGACGGCGCCTGGAGCGAGGACCCGAAGCACGAGGGACGGTACCGGGACTGGGTGGCCCGCTGGCCGGGCCTGACCTCCCCCCGGGCCCTGCTCGACGGCTACGACCTGGGGGTCAACGCCCGCACCCTCTCCCTCGACCTGCTCGCCCCGGTGCCCGGCGAAGCGCACCCCGAGGCGCAGCTCCGGGCGGCCGCCGACCTGGCCTTCGACCTGCTCCTCCGACACCGCCACGAGCCCCCGACGAAGCGGACGGTGCTTCGGCACTCCGACCTCGACCCTTTGGTCCGCTCGACCGCGGCCGGCGGATGGGACCCGCCCCGGGCCGCCTTCGTCCGGCTCTGTGACCTGCTCGGATTCGCGGCATGGTAGAGCGGCGCCGGAGCCGGGTGCTGCCGCTGGGCCTGCTCCTGGCCTACGCCGTGGTCGACCAGGGCGGCCCGCGACTGGTCGAAGCGGCCTGCGCCCCGCCGCGCCCGCTGCTGCCCCGGCGGCCGCCTGCCCGGGCGCCGGCCCTGCCCCGGCCGGAGCCGGCCATCGACGCCCTGGCCGGCATGATCTGCAACGAGTGCCTGGTCTGCTCGCCGGCCGAGCGGCTGGCGGTTGGACAGGTTGCTCTGACCCGGGCCTCTCGGCCGGGGTGGTGGGGTCGGAACCTGGCCGAAGTCCTGGCCGCGCCGGGGCAGTTCGCCGCGCCTCACCCGGACTGCGCGACCCTGCCCGACCAGACCCGGGAAACCCTGCGCTGCGAGGCCCGGCTGCTCCTGGAGGGGCGATACCAAGGACCGGCGAGGGGGGCGGTGTTCTTTCATGCTCGGCGCCTTGCTCCGTCTCCCTGGCCCGACTTGGCCGCGGGCGAGGCCGAGGTGCCCCCGGAGTGGTACCACCGCTTCTACCGCCTGGAGCCACGACGATGAGCGCGTCCGAGGACCGCATCCGCACCGAGGTAGAGCCCCGCTTCCGCCGGCGCCCCTGGGCGAGGATCATCGCCCTGTCGGTCGGGGCTGCGGCTCTGGTCACCCTGCTCGACGCCACCACCGATCTGCTCGGCTACTCCCGGCGGGTCCTGGGCGCCCTGACTGCCGACTCGGCCGAGGCGGTCGCCGTCCGAGTCGCCGAGTCGGCCGTGGCCCCGGTGCGGCTCCAGGCGGCCGAGGCGAAGACGGTGGCGGTCGAAGCCAAGGGCGCGGCGAGCACCGCCCTGGACCTGGCCCGGGACACCCGGCTCGCCCAGGGGGTCGGGCTCTGTGCCCAAGCGGGCGGCGTGCCGGACCTGGCCTTCGAGGTCAAGTGCGAGTGGGACGATGGCGGCGGGAGCGAGCCACTGGACGACGTGCGGGCCTTGGCCAAGCGCGTCGGCGCCAAGCTCCGCCGAGATGCCGACCGGCGCCGGCGGGGAAGGAGAACCCCATGAGCAAGTCCGCGTTGCCCCCGCCCTCCCCGGACCTCGCGCCGGGGACCGGCCTTCCGCCCCCGAAGCCCGGCTGGAAGACCACCGAGCTGTGGATCACCCTGGCCGTCCAGGTGGTCGCCGTGCTGCTCGACTCGGGCGTGCTCGGCGAGGGCCGCCTGGCCCTGGCGGCCGGGGCCCTGCTCCACGTCGCCGGCCTGTTCGGCTACGTGGCGGCCCGGACGGTGGCCAAGAAGGCCCACGAGGCGGCCCGGGCCGCGGTCCGGGTCGAGACCCTGCGGACCCTGGAAGACATGAGCCCGGAGGAGAAGGCGGCGTGGCTGGAGCGGCTCGCCGCCTGATCCTGCTCGGCGCCCTGCTCGGGCCTGCCCCAGCGGCGGCCGAGCCGGCCGACTGCCACCGGGCCAGCACCGACGCCTGCCTCTGCATCTCGGAGGGGGCGGCGGCCCGGCTGGGCTGGCCCGCGGAGCCCGGCTGCGGGGTCCCCCCGCCAGGTTGCCGTTGCCGGCCCCAGGATGCCCCAGGACGCACGGAAGCCTCGCCCCCCTGCCTGGACCCCTCCGCCCCCTCTCCCTATGCCCCTGAAGGCGCTGGCGGCCCCCAATCGGCCACCTACGTCGGGGAGTGCGTCTGCGCCGCAGCCGAGGCGGTCGGCCGCCTGGAGGCGCGCCTGGGCCTGACCGTGGACCGGCGGCACGAGTGCAATGCCTCCCCGCCGCCGGGCGAGGTCTGCCTGCCCGAGTCGGTTGCCGACCTGGTCCTCGCGGCCGCCGAGGCCGACCGGCAAGTGCCCGACTTGAAGGCCGGCTGGACGGGGCTGATCGCCGGCGCCGTTCTGGTTGCCGCCATCCTGCTCAACTGGCTCTTGTGGGCCAAGGGCTAGCTCGCGGCGCGGGTAGGGCTCGGCGGAGGTGCCGAGCGTGGGCCAGTGCAGACAGGGGTTCCAGAAGCGCCTGGAGCTGGCACTCCTGGGCGCACCCCGAGGCGGGGGCGTAGTCCTGGAGGCCACGGCCGAAGGCGGCCGCGCCTTCACCTGCAACGTCGTCGACTGGATGGTCGACCTGGAGGTCGGCCCCTGGCCCGAGGGCCAGGCCGTGCTCTACCGGGCGGACTACGCCAAGCTCAAGGCTCTGGGGTGGCAGGGGGGAGCCAAGGTGATCGGCGAGCACTGGGTCGCCATCGGCCCCGACGGAGCCGACCTGGCGGTGCTGCCGACGGCGATGGTGAAGCCTCGCCTCGCCGACCCGCCTCTCACCTGGGTCGCCGCCGGCCCGCGGGCCTCCACGCTGGCTGCGACCCTGCGGCACGCGGCCCGCTACGCCAGCGCTGCCAACCTGGATCGTTCTGCGCTGGCGGCCGTGCGGATTCGGGAGCACGAGGATCACCTGTGGGCCGAGGCCACCGACGGCCGCCGGCTCTACCGCTCCCCGGAGATCCCCCACCTGGAGGCCGCGCCCGAGCTGCCCTTCTACCTCCACTGGAGCGCTGCCCGGCTCGTCGCGGCGGCGGTCGCGGCCTTCCGCGACGCCCCGGTCGGGCTGGCCACCGACGGCCACCAGACCAGCCTCCGGGTCGGGCCGGCCAGGCTGACGTACTGCCCCCCATCGGGCTTCCCCGACCTCGCCTTCGTCTACAGCCTGGCGGCCCCCGACGACCGGCCCCGAGCGAAGGTCAAGGGGCCCCGCCTGCGGGAGCTGGTCGCGGCCGCTCGGGCCCAGGGGGGCGAGTGGGGGCCGGCGAAGTTCATCGTCCTGCGCTTCGGGCCCGGGGGCCTGACGGCCACCTGGGAGGGAGGCGAGGGCCTGGTGGCCGGAAGCGTCCGGGGGCAGGGAGAGGCCCAGCTCGATGCGGGCTTCCTGGCCGACGCCCTGGACCTGTCGGCCGACGATCCCGAGGCGCTGATCGACTCCGCCCTCTTCGAGACCATCGGCCGGCGGCGGCTGTGGATGCTCTGGTTCCTCACCGCGGCCGGCGACCTGGCGGTTCTCCCGCAGCGGACCGAGGCGGACGTGGCCGAAGGGCGGCGAGCGCAGGGGCCACACCGGCTCGACTGCGGGAGCTGCGGCGCCCGCGGCGCCCCGTACTACGAGGACTGCGCCGGCTCCGCCCCCGGGGAGGTCTGCCCCACCCGGAACGTCGAGCACAACGCGGCAGCCGCGGCCCCCTATTGAGGCTTGTCCGCACCGGGACCTGGTGCCAGCTCACCGACCTGGGCGACCGGGAAGCGGTCGCCCGGCTGCTCGACCGGCGCTTCTCCTATCCCGTCGAGGGCCACGTCTTCGCCCCGGCCTACCGGGCCGGGACCTGGGATGGCCGGGCGCGGCTGGTGCGCCGGCTGCGGGGCGGGGGGCTGGCCTATCCGGCCGGCCTGCACCCGGAGGTCCTGCGGCTGCTCGCCGCACAGGGCCTGGCCCCCGAGGTCGTCGAGGACTTCCCGCCGGCCGAGCCGGTCGGGCCCTGGGCCTGGGCTGGCCCCGAGCTGCGGCCCTACCAGGTTGAGGCGGTCGACGCGGTCGTGGCCTACGGCGGCGGCCTGGTCCGGCTCCCGGTGCGCACTGGCAAGACCGCCCTCGCCGCCGAGCTGATCCGGCGCCTGGGCGTCCGGGCGCTGGTCCTGGTGTCGTCCGACCTGCTCCGGCGGCAGACCATCGCGGTCCTGCGGGAAGCGCTGCCGGGAGCCCGGGTCGGGGCGGTGGGCGAGGGCGCCTGGGAGGCGGACGGGGACCTGTGCGTCGCCACCCTCCAGAGCCTCTGCCCCCGGCTGCGCACCCGGGACTTCCGGGCCTTCGCCCGGCGCTGGCCCCTGGTGGTGCTCGACGAGGTCCACCACCTCCAGAGCGAGGGCGACGCCTGGCGCAACGTGGCCCTGGCCCTGGACGCCCGCTACAAAGTGGGGCTCTCCGCCACCGTCGAGGTCGGGCGCAAGCGGCAGAACGAGACGGGGGCAATCTGGCTGCGCGGGCTCTGCGGCCCGGTGGTCTACTCCCGGACCCTGTCGGAGATGATCGAGGCCGGCTACCTGGTCCGGCCGACCATCCGCTTCGTCCGTCACGGCGCCCCTCCCCTGGCCGCCCGGCGCTGGTCGCCGGCGGTCTACCGGGACGGGATCACCGACTGCGCCGAGCGCAACGCCCGCATCGTCGCCGAGGCGGTCGCCTACGCCCGGGAGGGGCGGCGGGTCCTGGTCGACGTGAGCCGGGTGGGGCACGCCCGCCGGCTGCTGTCCCTCTTGCAGCGAGGCTACGAGGGGACCGTGGCGCTGCTCCTGGGCGCCTCCCCGGCCGAGGAACGGGCCCGGGTCCTGCGGGCCTGGGCCGCCGGCCGCATTGGGATCGTGGTGGGCACGATCCTGGGCGAGGGCGTCGACGTGCCCGCGTTGGAGGTCGTGGTCAACGCCGAGGGCGGCAAGGCCCGGACGAGCACCATCCAGCGGCTCCGCAACCTGACCGTTGCCCCGGGGAAACGCGGGGCCGTAGTGGTCGAGCTGGTCGACGACCATCAGGCGCAGCTCCGGGCCTGGACCCTGGAGCGCCTGCGCATCTACCGGAGCGAGCCGGCCTTCTGCCTCCGGGTGGAGGGCCGGAGTTGAACCGCCAGCCGAGGGAGGGTAGGCTGGCATCGACAGCGGCGTCTGCCTCCACCCAGGGCAGGCGCCGTCGGTTCGCCGGGTCGGGCGGCTGGGGTCCCGGGTCGCTGTCGGGGCGCCATGCCCTCCTTCTCCCCCGGGGTCGCCCCTGGGTGGCCGCCCGACCCGGCGAACCGAACCGGAGATGGCCATGCCCCGACCGTTCCGCCTGACGCGGCGCCAGCTTGATGCCCTCGCGGTCCTGGCCGCGCTTGATCCCGCAGACCTCCGGCTCCACCCGGTAGGGAGCCTGGCCGGGGCCCTGGGAGTCAGTTGCCGACAAGCCTCCTGGCTGCTCTCCGGCCTGGTTCGCCGGGGTCTGGTAGCCCGGACGGGACCGGGAAGCAGGGGTGCGCAAACGTCGGACATTGTAGGAGATGTCCTTACAAAAGTGGCGTGCACGCCACTTTTGTCGGCACCCCTTGATTTACCTAGCGATTTTCAACTCACTAGCTTAGCTCTCCCGGAGGGAGAGCTTAGTGCGCGATCCGGGCCCTCCTGCCCTCTTCCCTTCCGGGCTCCCGCGGAGGTCCGGGAGGCGGCCTGCTACGCCGCCTCCCCGGGCGAGCTGGTGGGAGCCCTCAAGAAGCTCGCCGCCCGGTCGAACTGCCACGTCTCTCCCCGGCAGAACCGGAGGCAGGCCGGAGACCTGGACTACCTGGGGGAGCTGTACACCTCCCGGCGGCGCCGGTTGGAGCCGGAGTACAATCCTCCCCCCGGCCTGCGGCGAGACCTGGCAAAGCTCCTGGCCGGCCTGACGCGGGTCCGCCTGGGGCGGAAGCACTGGCCCCTCTACCTGGACTTCTGCTTCAAGGCGTTCCCCCGGTTCGCGCCCCTGGCCTTCCCTCCGGCGAGGGCCGTGGCCGGCGAAGCGCTGCTCGACTCCTACCTGGCTTCCCTGGGTCGGCGGAAGCTCGACCTCCGCCGGGCGGCGGCCATGCTGGCCGCCGCCGGTTACGGCGACCTGCCGGCCTGGGTGGTGGCCGACATGGCCCGGAGCGAGGCGGCCTCCCCCGGGGCCCTGGCCGGCATCGAGGACCGCCGCTTCGCCGAGGCGGCAGCCTGGCTGCGGGAGCGGCTGGACGAGGTGGGGTACGCCGATGAGTAGCGGCAGCTTCGACGTGGAGCTGGAGCGGGACGTGCTCGCCCAGTGCCTCCGGGACGCGGCCTACCTGCGGCGGGCGGTGCCGGTCCTGCGGCGGCACGACTTCGCCTCCCCGGCCCTGCGCTGGCTGTGGGGGGTCCTGGCCGACGTATACTCGACCACCCGGGAGCTGCCCTCCCCGCACGTCTGGGGACTGCGGCTCGACCGGGACTTCGCCGAGGACGAGCAGCGGGCCTACCACGAGGAAGTCCTGCTCGGGCTCTGGCGGCGCCGCTCGACCTCGCCCCGGGCGGCGCTTGAAGAGGTCCGCCGCTTCGTCCAGATGGCGGCGGTGAGGGCTTCGGCGGCCGAGGCCCTGGGTGCCATCGACGACGGCGAAGTCGACGAGGCGGCCCGGATGATCGCCGAGGGGGCCAAGGCGGCCCGGACGGCCGGTGCCCTGGACGAGCCCGAGTCCTGGGCGACCTCGGGGGAGGCCCGCCTGGCCGGCTACCGGGCCGCTCCGGTGGGGCTGCGAGTCGCGACCCCGTTCCTGGCGCTCGACCGCGCTCTGGGTGGCGGCCTGCGGCCCGGTTGCCTGGGGCTGGTGGTGGCGACCACCAACATCGGCAAGTCAGCGCTCGCCGTGGACCTGGGCTTCACCGCCCTGACCCGGGCCAAGGCGGCGGTGGCGCACGTCACCACCGAAGAGACCAAGGCCGAGGCCCTGGCCCGCTACGACGCCCGCTACACCGGCATCCCCCGGGACCGGCTCATGGCCTCCCGCCTGCTCCCCGGCGAGGGCGAGCTGATCGAAGCGAAGTTCCGCAAGGCGGCTCGCTGGGGCCGGCGGCTTCAGGTCCAGGAGATCCCTCCCCGGAGCCCGGTGTCGGCGGTGGCGGCCTTCGTCGAGTCGGTCCGGGCCGAGTTCCCGGACGACCTGCTGGTGGTGGTGGTCGACAGCCCCGACCACCTGGAGCCCGACCGCAAGGCGGAGAACTACCGCCTGGGCGCCTCGGCGGTCTACTGGGCCCTCAAGGGGCTGGCGCTCGACCCGACCCTGGGGCCGGCGGCGGTCTGGGCGACCGTCCAGGCGCCGGCGAAGTTCGCCGGGAAGCGGTTGACCTCGGAGGCGGTCTCCGAGTCCTACGACAAGGCCCGGGTCGCGGACGCGATGGCCGGGCTCATGGAGAGCGAAGGCGACGAGGGGGAGGAAACCGAGGCGGCCGAGCGCAACCTCCAGCTCGTGCTCGTCAAGAACCGCCTGGGCGGAATCAAGCGGCTCACCGTCTACTGCGTGGCCAACCTGGGGACCTGCTCGTTCCGGGAAGTCGCCGCCCGTCGACCGGCGCCGGCGGAGGAAGGGGCATGAGCGGCTACTGCCCCGGCGACGACCTGCTCGCCCGGTTGCCTGCCCCTCTGGGGCCGGCGGTTGATGCGCTGGTCCCCCTGGCCGCGGCCGAGCTGGCGACCCTGGACCGGGTGGCCCTGGGCCGGGTAGTCGAGCGGGAGCGACGGCGGGTCCTGGAGGGCCTGGCCGCGTGCGAGTGGCTGGTCGCCCCTGGCGGCGGCCGAGAGCCCAAGGCCCCCCTCGTCGCCCCGCTGGCGAAGCTGATTGCCGCTCTGCGGCTGCTCGGGAGATCGGCCGGATGAGGCTGGACCTGCCCGGCTACCTGGGCGCTCGGACCACCGTGCACCACGAGGCGGCCGGGGAGCACGGCCCCGAGCTGGTCTGCGACTGCCCGCGGTGCGGGCGGGTCGGCAAGCTCTGGGTGAACGCTGCCAGCGGCCGGTGGGTCTGCTACTTCTGCGGGCAGGGGGGCGGCCTGCTCCGCCTGGTGGGTTGGCTGGACGGGCTCTCCCCGGCCGAGGCCCGGCGCACCCTGCGGGGCCTGGGCCGTCTGGCGGCGCCGGCCCTGCCGGCCGCCGACGAGCTGGCCCGGCGCCGGTCGACCGAACCGGACGACCGCCCGGCCCCCGGGGGTCTCCCCTCCGGCTACGTCCCGGTCTACGACCCGGCCTCCGGGCGCTGGACCGTGCCCGAGTACCTGCGGCGCCGGGGCGTGCCTCTGCGGCTGGCGGCCCGCTATGGGCTGGGGGTGGTGCTGGACCCGGCCTGCGCGGACCCCGAGTGCGCCGGCCGGCCTGGCGGCTGCCGCTACGCCGGGCGCTTGATCCTCCCGGTCCGGGAGCGGGGCCGGGTCCTGACCTACCAGGCCCGCCTCATGGGCCCGGGCGAGCCGAAGTACCTGGGGCCGCCCCTGGCGAAGAAGGGCCTGCTGTTCGGGCTCGACGAAGCGGCCGGGGCGGCCGAGGCGGTAGTGGTCGAGGGAACCTTCGACGCCCTGGGGGTGGCCCGCCTGGGCCTGGCCGCGGTGGCCCTGCTCGGCAAGGTGGCTTCGCCGGCGCAGGCGCTCCGCCTGGCCCGAGCCGGTTTCGTCCGGGCCACGATCCTGCTCGACGCCGACGCCCCGGCCGCGGCGCAGGAGGCGGCCCTGGTCCTGGGCGAGCTGCTGCCGGTGCGGGTGGCGACCCTGGCCGCGGGCGACCCTGGCGGCGCGCCGCCGGAGGCAATCCGGGCCGCTCTGGCCGCGGCCCGACCCCCGAGCCTTCGGGGCCGCGGGTCGGCAAAACCCTTGGCCTTGTAGGGAAAGTGAGTTGCCCTCTCTTTTCCTGTTGACTTCCCGCAACCCCGCTGCTATGCTTGCTGATGGATAGGAGGTCGCGATGGCAGAGCGGTTGCGGTTCGGGCGGTTGGAGCTGGCGGTCCGGGAGGACCTGACCCCGGCGGACGAGTTCCGGGTGCCGGCCTTCGACGAGCAGTACTACCTCGACCCCGTCCGCCTGGAGGACCTGGCGGCTGCGGTGCAGGTCCGCATCCCCGCCTTCCTCTGCGGGCCGCCCGGCTCCGGCAAGACCAGCGTGGTCCTCCAGCTCGCGGCCCTGCTCAACCAGCCCGCGGTCCGGGTCAACCTGGGCGGACAGCCCCACGTGGCGGACCTGCTCGGCGAGAAGGCCCTGACCGTCGAGCCGGCCTCCGGGCAGGCGGTCACCGAGTGGCGGGACGGCCCGGTCACCGAGGCCGTCCGCCGGGGCTGGTGGTTGATCCTGGACGAGTACACCGCCATGCCGCCGAGCGTGACCCTGCGGCTCCAGGGGCTCCTGGAGGTCGGGGGCTCGCTGGTGCTGGCGGAGAACGGGGGCGAGGTAGTCGAGCCCCACCCGAGCTTCCGCCTGTTCGCCACCGACAACACCACTGGCCGGGGCGACGACACCGGCCTCTATCAGGGGACCCAGGCGCAGAACGACGCCAACCTGGACCGCTTCGTGGTCTTCGCCTGCGACTACCCGCCCCCGGCCGAAGAGGCGGCGATCCTGGTCCGCAAGACGGGCATCCCCGCCAAGGTGGCGAGGATGATGGTGGAGGTTGCGACCCTGGTGCGGTCCGGCATGCAGAAGTCGGAGACCTTCTGCACCCTCGGGACCCGGCGGCTCCTGGCCTGGGCCAGCTTCGCCGCGGCCTACGCGAACGGCCACGCCTACACCGCCCCCGCGGCCCGGGCCTACCGGGTCGCGGTCCGGTCGAAGCTCGGGGCGGAGGACGCGGCCTACGTCGACGGGGTGGCGAAGCGGGTGGGGTTCGACCTGTGACCCGCCCCGCTCCCACCTCTGCCGGCCTGGGCCTGCACGGCGGCTACTTCGCCCGTATCGCCCGCACCTTCGCTCGGGACTGGGGGGTGCAGGTTCGGGTCGGGTCCTGCGCCCGGGCGCTCCTGACGCGAGGCGTCGTCGAGCTGCCGGGCGCGGTCGAGTTCCTGGAGGGCGAGGGCCGGGCGGCCCTGGAGGGGCTGCTCGACCACGAGGCGGCCGGCCACCTGCTCCAGGAGAAGGAGTGGCCCGAGGGCCAGCGCCCGTCGGACGTGCTGATGCGAGTGCTGGAGCGGCCCGACGCGGCCCGCGTGAAGCGGCTGCTCAACGTCGCCGAGGACGTGCGGGTGGAGCGGGCGGCGGCGGCCCGCTGGCCGGGGATCGCCGCAAACCTGCTCGCCGCTCATCGCTTCATGGCCGGCCGCCTGCGGCGCACTCACGAGACGGACCCCCTGCCAGCGGTCGAGCAGGCGTTGCTCCTGGTGCTCGCCCGAGCCCGGGGCTACGCTGACCACTACGCGTGGCTCCCACCCGAGGCGCACGCGCTGGTGGACCGCCTGGGGCCCGAGGTCGAGCGGGTCCGCTCCGCCGTCACGCCGGAGGACGCCTACGAGGCGGCCCTGGCGCTCCAGGCGGGCCTGGAGCGGCTGGCGGCTCCCCCGCCGCCCCCGCCGCCCTCCCCCGCCGCCGCCCCTGCCGGGAGCGGCGAGGACGAGGACGAGACCCCCCAGACCCCCGAGGACCCCGAGAGCGCCGGCGCCAGCGAGGGCGGGGACGACGAGGACGAGGGGGATGGCGGGGACGACGAGGACGAGGACGAGGACGGCGGCGGCGAGGGCGAGCTGGGCCCCGAGGGGGAGGACGGGCTGGGAGGGGAAGGCGAGGCTCTGCCTCCGCCCGAGCTGGACGAGGCGGACGACTCGGAGCCCGGCGAGGACGACGGCGAGGGCGGCGAGGGCGGCGAGGGGGCCGAAGGCGACGGCTGTGGAAGCGAGGACGAGGGCGAGGACGAGGGCGAGGATGGGGAGGACGACGGCGGCCGCGGGAGCGACGAGGACGGCGACGAGAGGGCGGAGGGCGACGGCTGCGGAAGCGAGGGCGATGACGAGGGGCCTGGCGACGCCGAGGGTGCCGAGGGGCAGGAGTCTGGCGAGGACGAGGGCGGGGACGAGCAGGACGGGGCGGCCGGCGAGGGCACCGACGACAGGAGCGGCGAGGGCGCCGGGGAGGGCGGGGCGGCCGGCGCCGGGTCGGGGCCTCCCGACGAGGACCCGGACCCGGCCGACAAGGGCGAAGTCGCCGGCGAGGCGCTGGCGGTCCTGACGGGCTTGGAGGACCTGGACCCGACCGCCTCCTTCCGCGAGGGCGCTCTGAATGAGCTGGTGCGGGAAGCGGAAGCGGCGGCCCGGGAGGCTCCCTGGCGGGACCTTCCCCATCCGGCTGCCGCGGCCAGGGACCGCTTCGCCAACACCTGCCCGTCTGCCCGGTCCCAAGCGACCTACTCGGCGGCCTGGGCGGCCGCGCAGAAGGTGATCGGCGGCCTCTCGGCCCGGCTGGCCGCGCTGCTGCGGACGACCCGGGAGCAGCGGCTTGCCGACCGGCGCACCGGCCGGGTGGACCCGACCGCCCTGCACCGGGTCCGGGCTGGCCGGACCGACGTTTTCGAGCAGGACCTCCGGCTGCCGGGGCTGGACACGGCGGTCGCCATCCTGCTCGACGAGTCGGGCTCCATGAGCGGCGGGCGGGCGGGCGCGGCCCGGGAGCTGGTCCTGGCCCTGGGCGAAGCGCTGCACCGGGCTGCCGTTCCCTTCGAGGTGCTCGGCTGGTGGGAGGAACCTGCCCGGGGGGCGGGGAGCGAGGGTGGCCTCTACACCCGCATCGAGGCTCGGGTGGTCCACGAGTTCAAGACCTATGGCGAGTCCTGGCCGAGGGTGCGGGGGCGGCTTGGTCACTCGGGCGGCTACGGCAACAACGACGACGCCGGGGCGACCCTCTACGTTGCCCGCCGGCTGGCGGCCCGGCCGGAGCGGCGCAAGGTGCTCTTCGTCGTCTCCGACGGCGCCCCCTGCCACGCCGGCCGCAGCACGCCGGAGGCCCGGGAGGACCTCAAGGGCGCCCTGGGCCTGGTCGAGCGGGCCGGAATCGAGACCGCGGGCATCGGCATCGCCTCCCCCCACGGGCAGGACTTGTACGGGCGGTGGGAGACGGTTGCCTCCCTGGCCGACCTGCCCGGGGCCGCGGTCCGGCTGCTCCAGAAGCTCCTGGTCCCCTGTAGGAGGGCCGCCTGATGCCGACCTTGGACGAAGTTCGACGCCGCTTCTCGGCGGCATCGGCGCCTCCCGAGCCGGCCCCGGTTGACGCCCCGGACGGAGCGTCCGGGGTGGACCAGAGCAAGGTGCGGGCCCGGCGCAACCGGACGGCCGCGGCCCTGCACCGCAGTCCGGCCCCGGCGCCGTTCGCGCCCGGTGGCGCACCGCGCCTGACGAGCCGGCACTACGAGCTCCTGGACGGCGGGACCGACGCCTTGCTGCGCTTCGGCAAGCATGCGGGGAGCAAGGTGTCGGCCCTCGCGGCCCGGGGCGACGGACGCCACTACTTGTTGTGGCTCCTGGAGCAGGGGTTCCCCGAGGACCTGAAGGCGGTGGTGCGACGATGCCTCTGAAGCCCGAGGACGTGCTGGACATCGCCCGGCAGGAGGTGGCCTCCCTGCGCCTCTGCCGGGTGCCTCCCGCGGACCGGGAGGACCTGGTGCAGGCGGGAGCGGAGCGGGCCCTGCGGGCCTGGGGCCGGCTCTCGCCAGACCGCACCGAGCGGGAGCAGCGGGCCTACCTGGGGGTGTGCGCCCGGTCGGGGATCTACGACGCCCTGTCGGCCCGGGGCCGGGCCCTCGCCGAGGTCCCCTGCGGGGCGGTCGAGGTCGACGACCTGGCGAACCCGGAGGACCTGCTGATCGCCCGGGAGGTCGGGCTGGCCCTGGCGGAGGTGCTGACCGAAGCCCTGGCCCGCATGGGGCCTCACACCCGGGCGGTAGCGCTCGCTCACCTGGGCGCCGAGCCCCTCCCGCAGTCCCTCCGGGCCGAGCTGCGGCCCGGGACCTTCTGGTGGCACGCCCACCGTGCCCGGGCCGTGGTCCGGGCCGTCGAACAGGAGAGAGGATGGGACGCCGCTTCCGGCACGGCGAGTGCCTTGTTGAGCGGCTAGGCTCGCTCCCCGGGTGCCTCGGCCACTACGCGGCCGGGGACCCCGAGTGCGACCGACCGCCGCCCTGCACCTGGGCGGTCTACTGCCGGGCCTACCGGGACTCGTGCGCCCGGCGGGGGGTGGACCCGGCGAAGGAGCGGGCCGAGCTGCCCCCGAAGCTGCTCGCCGAGCTGGTCGACACCGCCCTCTGCCGCCCGCCCAGGGGGAAGGGCGGGCACCGGCACCAGCGGCAGCTTGCGGCCTGGGAGATGTTCGCCGAGGCGTTCCGCCAGGCGAGCGGGGTTCGGGTGGCGCAGGTAGGGGCGGCCGAGCCGGGAGAGGTCGTCTACCACGAGTGGCGGTCGCCGAGTGCCTTGTTCCGGGCCCGGGCCGCCAAGGTCGTCCTCGCCGACGGGACCCTCGCTCCCGGGGCCCTCTGGCGCTACTGGCCGACCCGGCGTCGGGTCGTGCAACCGACCATCGAGTACGCCTGCCCCCTGCGGGACCTGCTCGCCGCGTTTCCCGAGGCGGCTCGCCTCGGGGAACGGTGGCAACGGCAGGGGCCCGAGGGCCGGGGAGGGCTGGGCGCGGCGGTGCTCGGACTGCGGCCGGAGCGCATCGGAGACGCCGGCCGACTGGCGGCTCGGCTCCTGGAGAGGGGCCTACTCGCCGGCGCCCGAGTGGTTTCTGGCGGGTGGGTCCGGCTGTGAGCTTCGCCCACCTGCACACCCACAGCCATGCTTCCGCCTTCGATGGCTTGGGCCGCCACGTCGAGTTCGCCCGGCGGGCGGCGGCCCTGGGGCAGCCGGCCATCGCCTTCACCGAGCACGGGTCGGTACGAGGGCTCTACGAGGCGCACCTGGCCTGCGCCGAGGTGGGCCTGCGCCTGGTCCCCGGCGTCGAGGCGTACCTGGTCGAGGACGCCGAGCGCCGGGGGCTCGCCGAAGCGGAGAGGGCGGCGCTGAAGGACCGACCCGAGGCCCTGAAGCGGGCCGAGCAGGAGCGGCGGGAGCGAAGCCACCTGACCCTCTGGGCGCTCGACGACGAGGGCCTGCGCAACCTCTACCGGCTCACCACCTGGTCATGGGCCCAGGGCTTCTACTACAAGCCGCGGGTGGACCTGGCCCGGCTCCGGCTCTACGGCGCCGGGCTGGCGGCCTCTACCGGCTGCGCGGGCGACGGCCACGTGGTCGTCCCCCTGGCCCGAGGCGACTACCGGGAGGCGCTCGACCGGCTGGAGGACCTGCTCGCCCTGTTCCCCGGGCGCCTCTACGTCGAGGTGATGCCGCACGTCCCGGCCGGCCGGGAGGCGGTGCTGCCGGCCCTGCTCCGGCTGGCCGAGCGGTTCGACCTGCCCCTGCTCGCCACCCAGGACGCCCACTATCCCGAGGCGGCCGACGCCTACGCCCACGAGGTCCTGCTGTGCATCCAGACCCGGGGCAAGATGGCCGACCCCGACCGCTTCCGGTTCGACGGGCGGGAGTACTGGCTCCGCTCCCGGGAAGAGATGGCGGCGGCCTTCCGGGCCCGGGGGCTGCCGGGACCTGCCGTCGAGCGGGCGCTCGACGAGACCCTGGCCTTGGCCGACCGCTGCGCGGCCCGGGTGCAGACGGCGGAGGCCGGGCGCTACCTGATCGCGCCCGAGCTGCCGGCGGGGATTCCGACCTACGATGCCTGGCTGCTCCGGCTCTGCCACGAGGGGATGCGGGTCCGGGGCCTGACCGGCGCCGGGGCGGCCTACCTCGACCGGCTGGCGCACGAGCTGGAGGTCCTGTGGGAGCACCGCTTCGCCCCCTACTTCCTGGCGGTCTGGGACGTGGTGCGGTGGGCCCGGGAGCAGGACATACGGGTTGGCCCTGGCCGGGGGTCCGCGGCCGGCTCCCTGGTCGCCTACCTGCTCGGGATCACCCAGCTTGACCCGCTGCGGCACGACCTGATGTTCGAGCGGTTCATCGCTCCCGGGAGGCGGGACCTGCCCGACATCGACCTCGACTTCCAAGCCGACCGCCGGGAGGAAGTGCTGGAGTACCTGCGCCGGCGCTACGGCGAGGACCGGGTCGCGGCGATCAGCACGCAGATCACCTTCGGCGGGCGGCGGGCCCTGCGGGACCTGGGCCGGGTCTTCGCCGTGCCGGACCGGGAGCTGACCCCTGCCGCCTCTCTGCTCCCCCTGGTGCCCGACCCCGGCGACGAGCGCACCTTGGCGGAGGTCCTGGGCGAGTCGGCAGTGGGCGCGGCCTTCGTGGCCGCGCACCCGGAGGTGGCCGAGGTGGCCGGCCGCCTGGAGGGGCAGATCCGGGACGTGGGCCTGCACGCCGCCGGGGTGGTCCTGTCCTCGGTCCCGGTCGCCGAAGTGGTGCCCCTGGAGTCCCGGCCCCGCCGAGGCGGAGCCCGAGTGCCGGCGGTGGCCTACGACATGCGGGCGGCCGAGGCCGCGGGCCTGGTCAAGATCGACGTGCTCGGGCTGCGGACCCTGGTGGTCCTCGCCGAGGCGGCCCGGGCGGCGGGCGTAGACCCGGACCGGATCGACTGCGACGACCCTGCGGCCCTGGGAATCTTCGCCGGGGGCCGGCTGGCGGGCATCTTCCAGTTCGACACCCCGACCGCCCGGCGTCTCTGCCGGGCCGCGGCGAGCCGGATCAGCTTCGAGGTCCTGGTGGCCCTGAACGCCCTCAACCGGCCCGGCCCCCTGGCCGCGGGCCTGGCCGACGCGTACGTCCGCCGGCTGGTCGAGGGCGATGCCCCACCGGCCCTGCATCCTGTCTACGACCGGATCATGGCGGCGACCCTGGGCGTGCCGGTCTACCAGGAGCAGGTAGTGGCCCTGGCCCGGGACCTGGCCGGCTACTCCCCGGAGGACGCCGACGGGCTGCGCAAGATGATCGCGAAGAAGCTCCCGGGTCTGGCGGCCGAGGCCCCGCGGTTCGTGGCCGGGGCGACGGCCGCGGGTCTGGCCGAGGACGAGGCGGCCGACCTGTTCCGGCGACTGGTGGGGTTCGGGCGCTACGCCTTCAACCGCTCCCATGCCGCTGCCTACGCCTACCTCGCGGTCCAGCTTGCCTTCCTCAAGGCCCACCACCCGGTCGCCTTCTACGCTGCGGCCCTGGCGGCCGAGCCCGACGACCGGGTGCAGATGCGACTTGCCGGCGAGGCCCGGGCGGCCGGGACCCGGGTGTCGCCTCCCGACGTGAACCGCTCCCGGGAGCGGGGCTTCGGCGGTGGCGAGGGCGAGATCGTCGGTGCCCTCTCGGCCCTCAAGGGGATCGGCCCGGCGGCTGCCGCAGCCGTGGTGGCCGCGGCCCCCTTCCGGGACCTGCTCGACTTCTACCGGCGCACGGCCGGAGCCGGCTGCCGGGCGGTGACGGCCCGGACCTTCGGGGTGCTCGCCCAGGCGACGGCCCTGCGTTCCCTCTGCCCGACTGGCGGCCCTTTCCTGGCGGCGAACGCGGCGGCGGTGTGGGCGCGGCTGCGAGCTGGCGAGCAACCCGAGCTGCGGCCCGAGGCGGCGCCGGCCTGGCGGGAGGGCGAGCAGGCGGCGACGGTGTCCGCGGTCTGGCCGCTGTTCGTCGACCTCGCCGGTCAAGGCGCCTTGGAGGGCGCGGCTGCTCGCCTGCGCTGCCTCTGGGGGCCGACGCACGACCCGGCCGACCCGGCGCTCGTCGAGGCGGGCACCTACCTGGTCGCGGGCTACCTGGCGGCCTGTAAGCGCTTCGATGCCGACGGCTCGGCCCGGCTGGCGCTGGCGGCGACTACCGGCGAAGAGCTGTCCCTGCGGGCCGACGCCGACGTGGCCGAGCGGGCTGGCGGTGCCCTGGACAAGGTCGGCGGGGTGGTCCTGGCCCTGGTCCACCGGACCGAGCGAGGTGCCCTGTCGGCCGAGGCACTGTGGGCGGAGGCGGCCTGCAAGAGCGACCTGCTCTTCCGGTTCTTCCGCGAGCCCTGGCGGACCCGCCCGCTCGACCCGGCTGCCGCTCTGCGGCGAGCTGGCGAGGGCCAAGCCTTCGGGGTCGAGGGGGTACTGGTCCGGGTGCGCCAGCACACCGACCGCTCCGGGGCCGCAATGCGCACCCTGGGCATCGCCGGTGCCCGGGGCTACCTGCGGGTTCTGGCCTTCGCTTCCCGGATGGGTGCGGACGTTCGCGCCCTGCGGGCGGGCGACCTGGTGAGCCTGCGGCTGCGCCGGCTTGACGGCGGGGCGGCCGCGTTGACCGATGCTCCGGCCCGCAAAGGGCCCGGGGCCTTCAAGGGTAGGGCAGTAGGAGGCCACGATGGCGCGTACGAGCGATAGGGAGCGGCGGGCGACGGCGAGCGACATCGCCCGCCGGGCCGGGGTCGACCTGGCGGTGGTCCAGGAGGTCTTCTTGGCCATCCTGGCCGAGCTGCACCTGGGCCGGGAGGTGCGGATCGCCGGGTTCGGGTTCTTCCGGCGGCACTGGTCCCCGCCCCGGAAGCTCCGCACCCCGGTCGTGCCGGGGGGCATCGCCGAAGTCCCCGGGAGCTGGTGTGTCCGCTTCCGGCGGGCGCCGACGAGCCGGGAGAAGCTGTGAGGGCCGACCCGAGCCCGGGCCTGGTGCTGACCGGGGACCTGGCCACGGATTCGGCCGAGGCCCTCCGCGGCCTGGCCAGCTCGGTCCGCGGCCTGGGCGAGGCGACGCTGGAGATCGAGCAGGCGGATGCCCAATACCGGGCCTGGCGGGCAACCGCGACCGTCGAGCAGCTTGCCGACGGGGCAAGCGCCGAGTGGAAGGTCAAGGCCCAGGTGGAGGCGCTTCCTGCCTTCCTGGTCCACAAGCGCCGGCTGGCCGAAGCCGAGGCGGCCTTGGCCCGGGCCCGGGCCCTGCATGATGCCCTCCGGGCCCAGGTCAACCTCATCCGGGACCGGGTCACCTTGGCAACGGCTGGTCTGGCCGCGGCCGAGGGCGACGCCCTGGACCCGCCGACCCGCTACCACGCTGCGCCCCCGGCCCCTCCGGCCGAGGCGCGGGAATCCCGAGCGGCCCGGGTGCGGGCCGCAATGCTGCGAGGAAAGGAGGCTCCCTGATGGCGATGGACATGGACCGCTTCCAGGCCCGCCGGGACGCCGGCAAGCGCCGGGGCGAGGGCTTCTTCCGCTTCCCCGAGGGGCACACCCTGGTCTACCTGGCGCCCCCGACCGAGGCAATGGACGGGGTGCCATTCGTCGAGCTGGCCGTCCACTACGGAGTCGGGCCGGCGAACAAGATGGCGGTCTGCCTCGACGCCTCCAACGAGGTCCTGCGCCACCCGGCGGTGGTCAAGGCGCTCGCCGCCCGCAAGGTCAGCGTCGAGGGCGGCTGCCCGGTCTGCGCGGTGGTGGACGGGATCGACCCGCTCCCCGGCGGCGGCGACTCCAAGCGCGTCGACCGGATGGCGATCAAGACGCAGTACGCCTTCGTCGTCGTTCCGTGGGCGACCCTGGAGCGGCGGGAGCGCCGCGACCTCCCGGAGGGGGAGCGGGTGCCCCGCCTCCTGCTCGCCGGCTACTCGATCTGGGACGGCATCTGCGCCGTGATCGAGACCGAGGGCGACATCACCGACCCGGCCAAGGCGACCCTGCTCCGGGTGTCCCGCACCGGCGCCGGCCTGGCGACCGAGTACCGGGTGGCGGCCGACTCCGACACCGTCCGGGAGCCGCTGCGCCTCCCCAAGGCGCAGCGGGCCCTCCTGCGCAAGGCGCAGGACGCCGGCGGGGACTGCGACCTCCACCGGCTGGTCGCCAACCTGGTGAAGGACCGGGAGGCGGTCGTGGCCCTGCTGCGGGGCGACGCGGTGGAGCGGCGGGAGGCGGCCCCGCCCGACAAGCCCTACTGCTTCGGGCTGGACTACGACGCCGACGACGGCGAGTGCAAGGCGTGCGGCTCGGTGACCGAGTGCGCGGCCGCGACCGGCGCCTCGGCGCCCGCCGCCGCCCCGAAGCCGACCGCCAGCGCCCCGAAGCCGGCCGCCAAGCCCGCCG